GAATGCGGCCTGAGCAGTGTATGGCAGTCCGTTATCCGTTCCGCCAACCTCTGCCAGCCTTACCGTTCCATCATTGCACCCGAAATACATTTGGCGATTATGGACGCCAAAGCACCGATTATCCCAGCCGGTATAGGTGGAGATAGCGCCGGTCTTGAGATTTCCTACAATGGTTAGAGTGGGCTGATTTCCAGTCGCAGGGGTATTGACGTAAAAGGCGTCCTTGCTATCGACCTTGGCGATTTCCCACGGAAGCGAGGCACGAGAGATTGCAGCCTCATTCCACGTGGGTTCGATCTTGACCGAAATAGCATCCATGCCCAGAGCGCCGGGGTCTTTGTAACGGGCTGCGGAAACAGGAACCATGCCCATTTCCGTGGCAATGATGATATCACCGCCCGCCCTAAACCAACCGTTCTTACCCATGGGCTTTGAAATGTCATAGACGTTGACCAGTGACCAGTCAGAACCGCCGGGGAACGATCCAGTAAACACAGCAGCCTCTCCCTCAGTGGACATGACCACAAGATAGGACTGCATTGAAGCCGCGCCGCTTTCGCTGGACCATGTGGCTGTGAAGAGGATCGATCCGCCCTTATTGAATATCCCCGACAGGCTCAAAACAGCAGCCGCGCCGCCAATGCTATCAACCGGCAGATACCAGACATTGAGGCTATTCCCCTCAACCAGATAGATGCGGTTTCGATACGCATTGATATGCGTCAACCCATCCGTCGCCACACCCGTAATCGCTGGCGTCGAACTGGCATTGATGGCCGTCCACGACGCCCCATCATAAAGCTGCAAATCATCCGTGCCGTTCACAACCGGCATGAAATACCCGCCTGTCGTGGCGAAATTGATAAAGGCGTAATAATCTGAGGTCTGGCCTGTGACAGCCGGGGCGGGTGGAATGTTAGGATCAGCAGGCGAGGTCACATCGTAGATACCGCCGCCCGACGCCGCAAAGATTGCCCGCGTATTCCCCACATAGGTCATGAGGCTCTCGACAGGTTCGGCACCAAGCGTGGCGTGTTTGATATTGCCACCCCGCACAGAAATCCCCGTACGCGTCGGACGCCAGTTGCACATCACGATAGCCGTCCCCGGCTCCATCGCACCAATGTTCTGGGACGTAACAAGACCCCCAATGGGGGCCGGGAGGGGTTTGGGCTGTGCTTGGGGCCGGGGTTGCCTGCTACTCATGCTTGCGAGGCGATTTACAAGGCTCATCCGAACGCTCCGGGCATGGTGTATCGGCCTCTAATTCCGCCGCCGATAATTGTCTGTCGAGAGCCAACATCGCGGAAGCGCTGCTTTTCTAGGCGCTCCTGGTACTTGGCTAGATCAGCCGAGAAGTCGAAGCCCTTGGCCTCTTTCCAATTCCAGATAAACGAAAGGCGCAACAGTTCATCATCGAGAACGAACGTGTCAGTGTCAGCCGTGAACGTTGATGGATCGGACCCGACCACGATACTGGTTGAGATATAGCCATAGGACAGCGGCATATTATCAGGCAGGATCGGCATGACATTGAGATTGCCGCCGAACACCATCCAGCGCTGCTGCCATGTCGCTACGGGGTAATCGATCAGTTCAAGCCAATGATTGAAGTCCTGCATTTGCTGAGCAGGGTAGAAACGCCAATTCGGCCCGATAAGGGACGCATCCTTGACCATGCGGCTATAGTCGCTGGGGAGGGGGAAGGATGTCGCAATCCCGTCACCAGCAATTGTTGCAGTACGGATAAGGCGCTGCCAATCATAGTCATCAAGGATTTGCAGCGCCGCCGTGTTGACGGTGTTCGTTAGCTCCAAAGCCGTGCGATCAGTGCTGGCAAAGAGCGCTTGCGGGCGCTCAACGTCGATAACAAGACTAGCTGACTGCACGATCTGGAGGATGTTCATTATGCCTCACTAGGCGGCGTTTCGCTCAGGATGTTCAGAAGAGTAGCGCGGTTGGGGTTCCCCTTTGGGCGCGCCCCGTAGGCATCGAAAATCGCCTGCTTTAGCTCTTCATCGGTGCGCGGGTCATCAGTGCTGTCAGGCTCAATCGTTTCGGAGCCAATGGGCGCTGGACGGTTTTCCTGCACCATACGAACAAGCTCATCATTGCGAGCTTGCAGGGCTGCGATCTGAGCGAGTACATCCTTCATATCCACACGGCCACCGGCAGCGGCAAGATACTTCTGCGCAGCCTGTTTGAGCGAATGACCCTGCGGACCAAGGTTCTTGATGTTCTGCCCTTCAAGGCTTGCGAGGTTTTCAATACTGAAGATGGACAGCGCCTTGAGCGTCGAAAGCTGCACAGCCGTCAGGCCGGGGAGGTTCTGGAGTGGGGTGCCCGTAGCCTCATTGCCACCAGTTTCCTTAAACTTCCGATAATGGTCGGGGAAGCGCATGGCGTGGGTGATGACTTCGCCGTTCCGCTCCTCGTGGAAGCCATGGGCAAGATCGTGAAAGTTGAAATTGCGGTTGCCTGCGAAGCGGTATTCAATGCGCTCCTCATCAACGAAGATAGGACGGCCAGCCTCACGGGAGGCCAGAACGTCCTCAACCTGAGAGGTGTAGAAAATAGGCGTCATGCCTGCCTGTTCAGCGGTCTGCATTCAAGTTGTCCTTATGTCTGAGATAAGAGAAAGGCCGGAGCGAACCCCGGCCCCTTTGTCTTAGGTTGGGTTGGCGTTAAACGCCCCACGCCGAACGTGGACAGCCTCACCAGTCAGGATCGCAAGGCCGGGAGGGGTATAGAAACCGCCCGCGCCGGTTGCGATGGACTTGGTCGCGGGCGTCATCGTAACCTGAGTGCCGGTAGTAGCCGTGGCTGCAATGTCAGCAGTCGCCACGACCCAGAAGTATTCACCCCCATCAACGCCGCGAACGACGCTGCCAAGCTGGTAGGAGGGTGCGCCGATGCTGTTAGCGCCATCATAGAACGCGACAGGCGCGAACTTCTGAGTAACGTCAGGACCAAGCGAGGGAGTAATGCGGAAGGGGTAAGCCATTTGTGTTTTCTCCTATCACGCGGCTGGATTCGAGTCATAGAAGCGCCAGCTGTACTGAGGATTGCCCAGAACGAACTGACCTTCCCAGCCGATGAACTGTGCGAGCGCATCTTGATTGAGCGGCATCTGACCATCACCTTCAAAGAGACGATCAAAGGCGAACTCATCGCGGTAGTACACATACAGCGAACGGCTTTCGAGGCCATAGGTTGTATTGGCTGGCATGGAAGCACGAATGCCCGAAGCCAGAACAGCATCAGCGCGACGGCCCGAACCGATGAACTCCAGAGCAGAGAACCCGATAGCGCCAAGGCGCGTCTGGTTGACAATGCGCTGATGCGCGACCATCGAGCTTTCAAGGGCGCTGAAGTGCTCCTGCGACATGACCAGCAGGTCAGCCGAACGGTTGCCCTTCATGCGACGGCCCATGATTTCTCGAAGCATCGGCTGGATCGTGGTCGAAGTAACCTGAGTGCCAATGGTCGGGAAGGCAGAGTTTGCGTCCCAAGTGGTCGTCTGCCATTCTGGAATGGTGCGGGAGATACCGCCATACACGCCAGTATTGGTGACGATGGGAAGCGCAGCACCAAGGCCAACCATGTCACGACCATTAAAGGACGTGCCATTGCCGTTGATGGCGATTTCCAGACCGTCATTCAGGCTTTCAGTCGCAGCCTGAACATAGGACCGAATAAGCGGAATCATCCGGTCGCCAGTGTTAGCGCGGATTTCAGTGCCGGTGAAGCTGATCGGGGCGTAGATGGCGCTGGGCTGGAACACAGCGTCGTTGAACAGTTCGATGGGCGGGTTTTCGAGGAAATCGTAGCCCGTCGCCCACTGTGTGCCCTGCTTGGCAAACTGGAGGTGATGGCGGATTTCAGGGCCGTCAAAAGAGCGGTAGTTACCCTTTTCCTTGACGGTATTGAAAACCACGTTGGAGTTGTAGACCAGTTCCTCAATGCCCGGCTTGTAATAGGCCAGAGTGGCGCTGAGGGTCTGCTGATAAGCACGCACCGGATTAATGGGCATGTAACATTCCCTTAGGGTTTAGAGATCAACCATTGACGGATCGCGCCGCCATTTTGATTGCCTCATCGAGTGACAGTTTGGCGGACTTGCGCGGGACTTCTGCCCCGTAGGAAAGTGCGCCTTTGACGGATCTACTGCCAGCCGGGTTTAGCGGCCTCTGGGCATTCGGTGCCGGGGCTACCGGCTCTTGCTGGGTATAGGAACCAACGGGGTTTATCCGTTCGGCCATGTCGTATGCTGCTTCCAAACGCTGTCGTTCAGGAAGTGTGAACGGCACTTTACCACTGTTCAGGAAAAACGCAATATCGGGCTCTAGCTCCTGATACCGTGGATGCTCTGCTTTGAACGGCGCGATGATGGAACGTTCAATCTCTGCATTACGCGCCTGCTCTCGGTCCTGCTGGGTTCCAGCAGTGAGTTGCTGAATCTGCTGCGTCAGGGTTTGGACTTGCTGCTGAAGCGCCTGAGTTTGCCGGTCTGCCTGCGTCGGAGCGGGTTGATTAGCCTGCCCCATGACATGCTGGGCATACTGCTGGGGAGTGACGCCGATGGACTGCAAAATGCGCTCGACACCAGCAGCGGGGTTTTCGCGAAGGAGCTTGTCAATGTTGGTGTAGTTTGCAAGCGCTTCCTTTACGGTTGTGCCCGCGCCCTTCGCCATCTCATCGAACTCGCGAAGCTCCTTGCGGTACTCCACGGCTTCGCGGCCCTCATCAAGGCCTTTCTCGTAGTTCTCCATCATGCGGTGCACTTCGCCGCGAACATCCGGGTTTACCCCAGCCCATGCCTCTTTGGCGCGTGGCAAGAAGTGAGCAGGAGCGCGATTGATATCCCGGCCCTCAGACGGACGAGGTTCGCCGCGTTCCTGCTCTACTTCCGCACCTTCCGCTGGGTCGCCAGCTTCGGGGTCTAGTTCTGCCTTGGGTTTGGCAGTGAATTTTCCATTATCGCCACGTTCAGGTGCTACCTTCTCAGGCTTAGGCTCAACCTTGGCTTCTGGCTTTGCCTCTTTGGGCTCAACCTTTGGCTTGGGTTCCTTATCGGCGCTTTCCTTCGTCTCGGCTGCGGCCTGCTTTACAGCATCCTCAAGAGACATGGGCTTTTCAGGCTCAACGGGCTCTGGGGCTGGAGCATCAGGGCGAAACTCTGCGCTCCCCGGAGCAGGCGCATCATTGTCGATAACCGTGGAGAGAGGTTCGGTATTCAATTCGGTCATTTTGTTTCCCTTGTCTGAGTTGGGAGGTTTAGTTATTCGCCAAGGCGACCGGCGTTAAGATCGGCAAAGGCCCGTTCTGTCGCCTCACGTATCAGGTTCTCATCTGGCTTGCGGTTCGCCTGCGCTTGCTGCTTGTAGGACTGGTCATCGCCTATCTCCACAAAAGTAGCCCCCTGAGGGTTTCCACCGGGCTTGTAGCTCTCACGCATAGCGGCTTTGGATGTGTACATTTGACCGTCAGCCATGCTCATGAGCGCGGGTTGCTCATCGCTAGTGTTGATGCGCGGGAGCGGGGGCGGGTTGCGATCATCGTATGTGCGATAAACGATTGGCTCAACCTCGCCAGTATCGAGATTCAAGAAACCGCCCGGAACTGATTTATACCGGGTCATACGAACCTCACTGCATATTGCCCGAACTTGATAAGCCCGTAGGCCGCTGCGATCACGAGACTACGCATAAAAACCCACATACCTATTGCGCGGAGCTTTTCGCCGTCTGAGAGCGAATGTTTGTCCATTATCCTAGTGCCTGATCCGTTGCTGATGTAATTGTTGCTGTCGTTCCTGAGACGCGGCGAAGGGCCCAGAACCAGCCTGTAGGAACCCATGCTGACAACTGATTGCGCTGCCCGATGCCTAAGCCGATAACCAATGCAATGCCTGTCACGGAAGCGCGGAATGTAGCTACCGCCGTTCCGCCCGTTCCTGCTGCTACCTGAGCCTGAACGGGGCCAATGCGAAGCTCTACGGTATCGGCCTGCGTACCAATCACTGTCACTGTATACGCAGTGTCGATCATGGCGCTGATAAAGCTAGGTTTCGTCGGTACAGATGCCGCGTAAGCCGTGCCAAAGGCGGGCGTTACCACAGTCGGAGCGGAGACGATGGCGGGGCCAGCGGGGCCGGTTGCGCCATTAGTCCCATTCGTGCCGTTTGTTCCTGCGGTGCCTGTGGCTCCGGTGAGCCCTATCGGGCCTTGTGAACCAGTATCCCCTTTAGCGCCAGTTGCTCCCGTGCTTCCTGTCGCGCCAACGGGTCCGGCTGGGCCGATGGGTCCGATTGAACCAGTAGGTCCAGATGGTCCAGTGTTCCCCGTAGCCCCAACCGCACCCGTTGCTCCGGTATCGCCCTTATCACCTTTGACTCCCTGCGGGCCTTGGGCTCCATTCCTTCCGACAATCGGGTTCTGTACGCTCCAGTGGTTTATCACAGCGCACCAATCTCATAATCGACAGTGCCAGCAGCCGACATACCTGGGTCCATCGTAATTTCGAAAGCTTCACCCGGGCCATTCTTGTAGGTGTTCTGGCTGTCTGAGCTTTTGTATCGAATCTGCCCGCCATCAGTCACGTAGTATGGACCAGCTACTAGATTGCTTGCCGACCAAAACCACACCCTAAGGCTAGTTGGAGCGGAATGAGCGAACGTCAGGAATAGCTCACGCGCTAGGAAATACTCGCTTGTTCCCGGCGTGAAGATAACGTGAGGACCGGGGCCGGTAATGTCTATGCTTTGACGTGACAATGCACTCTCCTAAAAGCCAAAGAGCAATTCATAGACTGCGGCAGGGGTGAGATTGCCAACGCCAGCCGCAAACCGTACCCACGTATTGCCGCCGATCAATTCAGTCTCATATGAGGTAATTGGGAATCCGCCGATGGAAACCTTTAGGCCCTGAAGTGCTAGGAGGTAGTTGCTTTGGAACACCGCCAGATAGCGTCCGCTTGCAGTGTCATTGTAGAATGACAGGAGCGTGGTTGAGGCTGTAGGTTGCGCACTTATAGAGCCGAAAGCGGGCTGTGGAAGGGTTGCGGCACCCGTTGAGTACCCAACATGCTGCCCGTTCGTTCCCGCTGTCATGTTGATTGTCTGGAAATTCCAGTTAACCGGCGTGAAGCCTTGAACGATGAATGGCGTTCCCTTGTTATCCAGCACGATAGGGAGCCCAAAGCCATTATCTGCAATCGACATTACCGGCGCGTTGACGGCTGTTGGCCTGACTGGAACACCGATGCCATTTGTTGCGATCACTACAGGGAAACCAGCCATTAGCTCCAAATCCCGTATGATGCATTGCTATGGATAAGCTGCCATTGCGTTTCAGCGAGACTGTAAATGAACTGGAACAACAGCGTCTTGCCCGTAACCGTCGAGGTTCGCAGATCAATCGAGGTAAAGGCGTTATATGCTACATTCCATGTGATTGCGCGGTTTGTGCCGTTGTCTCGAATACGAATGATGAGCGATTGACCATCAACCGGGATGCCAGTTGGGGCTGCAATCGTCAACGCCCCCGACTGTGCAGAGATGGCTGCAATGTCAGTATTGTTGGCGTTGGGGGTTAGAGTTGCAGTTGTGGCGACCGTAACAAGGCGGGGCGCTAGATAGGTCGGGATTGCAGGCACCCCACTCAGATCAGCATAAGCGCCGCTAGTGGCAACCGCTGCTAGCCCGGTGATGGTGCTAGCGGATTGCGTCCCCGTCTGGTTAGCGCGGGCAAAGGCATCCGAGTTCTTATTCTGCGGATCGTACACACTCTTGAGCATGTCCCCAGCGCCAGCATTTACCCAAGTAAAATCGAGGTTGGCGTTACTGAGCTTGCCGAGAACCTGCCCTGTTAGGCCACCAGCAGGGACAGCCTGCAACATCGATGCAAGATCGGTACGAATGACTAGGTTTCGATCCACCACGCCAGCGCCGGGGCCTATGGGCAATGTGGACAGATAGTCTCTGAGAGTGCGGCTAGGCAGTGGCGCGGCCATTAGGTAGCCTCCCCCATGAGATAGTTGCCGTTATCGTCGGTGAGGTAAACGCCGTTATCGTCCGTGAGAAGAGCCATGCCGGGAGGAATGGACGGAACAGCGCCGCCTAAAATGCCAGGATAAGCCAGCCTCACATTAAGCATAAGCCCGCGACGGCCTTTGGTCTTAACGCTCATTTGTCGGACCCTTTGGCTTCATGGCTGCAACCATAGCTGTCTGTCGCGCCTGTTCGGCCTGCTGATCTAGCTTGTCGTACTCAAGCTGCGTATCAATCGCCAACTCCTCGCGCTTGAACTGCTGTTCGGCTGCAAACCGCGCATCCTCAGAGATTTGACGCTGTGCCTCTAGGGCCGCTTCTGCATCGAGAGAAAGCTGCGTTGTTTGGATATCCGCGCCAAGCTGGGCCTCTTCACGCGCCACCGCAACCTGAGCATCCAACTGCTTGGCCTGCGCATTGCCCTCAGCCTTGATCTGTTCCTTCATGGCCTCAGTCTGGGGCTTAGAGGCAATCTCTTGCTCCTTGAGGCCAATCTCACGTTCGCGCAAGGCCATCTCGGCGGTCTTATACATGCCGTCCTGTTCGACCTTCTTAGTCTCAATCCCGACCATGGCCTTCTTGTACTCAGCCTCAGCGGCGTTCTTTTCCGCATCAGGGTTGGGCTGAGGAGGCGTGTTGCTCATCGTATCAATCCATTCATCAATAGACGACATGAGCGCACGGGGCGGGCGGTAAACGTCGAGATTCCACTTGAGGATTTCACCAGCAGCAGCCGAACCCCCACTCTGGATCATCGGCATAAGCGCCTGCATGCCTGTAGCCAGAGCGGCAAGGAACTCATTGCGCATCTGCTTCTCGGCCATCTCATCGGGGTAGATCGTGGAATCTGTCTCGATATCGAAAATGAACGGGTCGGTCTTGGTATCGTTCAGAAGCTCTTTGACCATTTCAACGGTAACAGCAGCAGCGGATTTCTTCACCGCCTCAGTTGCCTCGGAAATGATCTGCTGTGTCTGCTGCTGGGCTTGCTGAGCGGCCTCTTGGGCCTTCTGAGGGTCTTGAGCGGCTAACTGCTCAATCTGCCCTTCAATCTCATCGATCTGCTCTTTGGCCTTGGTTTCAATCTCTTTGATTTCGCGCTTCACTTCCGCATTGGTAGGAAGCTGCATTTGCGCCATCTTGAGAAGCGTATCGATATTGAACTCTTCAGCGAATATCTCAACCATGATGCGGCCTGCATCACGGGCAATGCGCTCTAGGCCCTTCACTCGGTCCCGGCTGCGGGCTGATGTGTGCTGTACCTTGATCTGCTGAGCACCAAGCGTTTCGTTCGGGTCACTATCCCCGCGCTGAATATCAGCTACGCCAAGAAGCTCTTGAACGTTACCAATAAGCTCACGGCGCTCCTCAACAGCAGCTAGGATGGTCTGTGCTACTTGGTCAATCGGGAGCCATTCAACCAGCGGGCCAGAGCCGGTGTTCATTGAAGCGATAGGCACGATGATAAAGCTGTCGCCCGAATGCTTTCGATAAGCAGCTTGAACGGCCTCGCCTAGATCGGAACCCGCAGCGGGAACAATACCCGCCACAATTAGCTGTTCCGCAAGGTCATGGATTTTCTGGGTGAGGAGGTTGATCGTCTCAAGCTGGCCCTGGATATAAACCATGTCAGGCACAGGGACGAGGCTACGGCGCTGGCGTGTGCCATAGGCAGGCTCAGGACATGGGAAGAATCCCTTGAGCTTCAGATGTGGCTCTTCACGTTCCAGAATGTCGGGAAGGCCATCGCAAATCCAGATGACCTTCTTTTCGTTGCGGTCCCAGATTTCCCATACAGCAGCTTTATTGACGGTATCTTTGACGCCGTTAGTGCTGGAATCTCTCGCCTGCTCAGTGCGCTTCTCAGTGTAGGTCGCATCATCTGCAACGCCTTCACCGAACCGATCACGCATTTCCTTCTTGGTCATCCAAGCGCGACGGGCAACCCAGCTAACCTCAGTCCACTTACGAACTGGATCATGCGCGAAATCATCGCGATCCAAGTCCTCAATGCAGACCTTTTCCTCTCCATCATCCTCGTAGCTTACCCAAAGCTGCCCACGCGAGTTGATCGCTAGATCATCACGGACGCCAAGCATGGAAGAATTGATGTTGGTTAGGTCGAACCCTGCAATTGCAGAACGCTCAAGCAATTCAGCCGTTACGCGCTTGACCGGCTTACGGTCCTGAAACTTTGTCGTTACAACCGGAATGGGCGGGCGGGAATAGATAGACGGCTTGATAACCTCCATCGAAGCCCAGAACAGATCATACTCACGGTCTACAATCGCCATCTCTGTAAGCGTAATGCCAGATAGGCTTTGGAGGCCGGAGTAAACACGGTCGATCTGGTCGCACCGATGAAACCAGCGGTCAAATTCCTTGCGATAGCACTCAATGGCCTCCAGATAGGGAGCCGCTGATTTCGGATCGACGCTGTGAGGCTCGCTATCGCCAAATGCCATTTACGCTGCAATCACGGCTGCGGTTGGAAGGCTGGTAGCAGATAAGCTGCCATTGGAGTTTGTCGCAGTGACGCGCACCCGAATGACCTGACCAATCTGCCCAACAATGGGAGTATAGGTGTTAGCCGTTGCCCCGACGATATCAACGTTGTTCGCTGTCCACTGTCGAGCGTATGTGTTACCCGTTCCAGTGAACGTGCCCTGCGTACTCGTGAGAACCTGCCCAACCTGCGCCGTGCCCATGATCGTCGGGAGAACCGTATTGCGAGGAGTACTCACCGCCTTGGCAATTACGACTGCAACACCCGGAACAATCGACCCCTCAGCTAGCAGATCAGCCGATACGGTCCCCGCTGTAATGCCAGAGGCAAGGTTCAGCGCATCGAGAGGGACTAGGCCGCTTTCGAGCAGTCTGTTGATGTTCCCCGTACCGGCTGCGATCTGTCGTTGAATCTCTAGCCCTAGCTCAGCAGACACGCCAAGGGATTGGAGGCTTTGGGCAAGGTCAAATACCGGCATTGGTCCACCTATGTCGAACGATTGAATCCTTTTACCACGCGTTTGACGAACGAACAAGGCAAACAAAAGCCCCGTCACCGGGGGATGGCAACGGGGCTCTAGGAGGTCAAGAAGCAGAGGAGACGATTACTTATCGTTCTTCTTCTCGTCCTTGTCAACGGGTTCATCGGCGCTATCATCACCATGCGCGGCCTGTTCTGCAAAGCCGTACTGGTTTGGATTAAGCTCAACGTGGAACTTGCCCAGATTTGGCTTCTGTCCCTGTTGGTTCTTCATCCGCTTGTTGGCCTCGTCAGCTTCGTACTGCTCGACCTTGCGGCGGTCTGCGTCGGAAATGTCTGAGGGCAGTGTGGAAAGATCGCCGGGGATGTAGCCACCAGCTTTGAGGTCTTCGATGAACTTGGTCATGACACAGTTCTCCTTGGGTTTGGGTAACGTCCTAGAAAGGAGTTAGTTCGATCACATCATCAAACTCTGTCCATTGGTCGTAATGAGCTGGCAACAGAATACCGCCATCCCGCGAATAGAACCCTCCCTGCGATGTGATAGGCTTTCCCCCTATGTTCATTTCATAGGGGTCTTTCCAGCTTACCCTATTAACCCTGAATGGGGACGAATTCTCACGCGCAATAATCATTCTGTCCTTTGGTGCAGACGACATTGACTTCCATTCGTTCATATCCGTCTCCCGCCCTTCTTCGTTCTCTTGCGCTCTTCGTATGTTGGAACCCTGGATTTACCGTAGTTCTCAGGGGCTATGACTTCCGCTGGCGCTGGCAATGGCTTACCGGCCAGCATCCGGTCAATCAACTGACCAACCAACCCCAAGGCGTCAACCTGATCGTCATGGACGCCAACGGGGAAACTCATCATCTCACTAATCAGGTCTGAGATAAAGGGCGCATCCTTGTGAATGTAGAGGCCACGCGTTGCAATCAACCCACGGAATGACTGCGCACGAATGGCCTTGTCGCCTCTGGTGGGGAACTGCTCTCTTGCCACGTAAGCCCCACGGCTAAGCTGCGCTCTGGTTAGGAATGGGCCAACGCCGGATTTGATCTGCCCTGTTTCCTCAGCCCAGCCTATCGGAGCCCATTTCAACACTAGATCACAGAACGCCTCAACCCATACATCAGAGCTTGCCTGCGCCCGCCATAGATCGAGGAGCCAAGGCTTCCCCTCTGGATCAAGGCCAACAGCCGCGTGGACCGTATAATCACCACCGTCGCTTGTCACAGCATAGTCAGAGCCGCCATAGACGCGCATAGACGCTCTATCGGGCAGGCTGTCGGCTAGGTGTATCCATTCGCGTTTGAAATAGTCGCCGGTGTCGGGGGATGGACGCTGTTGAAACAAGGCCGACCATGTGCGCGGCAATCTCTCAAACTTAGCCCAATGGCTTGCGGGAAACCACTCAGGCCAGATGTAATCGCCAATCTCACGGCCTAGAGGATCATCGGACCGCTCACACTTAGCCGCAAGGCAAATGACTTCCCAATCTTCACCATCACGGCCCCGGATAATGCCGCTCTCACCTGCATAGTTCTCCGGCAGGATTGAGCCGCTGAGGTCGCCATTGTGCCAGCGGGTGTTGATGATGATAAGCGATCCTCCAGGCTTGAGTCGCGTTAGAACGCTTTCCTCATACTCGGCAATGGTCCGCTCTCGAATAACCTCACTGTCCGCATCTTGACGGCCCTTGAACGGATCATCCACCACAACGCAGTCAGCTCGGTTGCCGGTAATGCCAGACAGAATACCGCCTGACATATACTCAGAGCCATTGCCCAATGCCCACTCGTCAGCAGCAGAGCTTTCAGCGGACAAGCCAGTGCCGAACAGCGTGGTATATTTGGGCTGCTTGATGATCGAGCGAGTTCGCCGCCCAAACTTGCGGGCCATGTCCGAACCGTAGGACACGCCAATCATGCGGTAGTTTGGTATCTTGCCCATGATCCATGAGGGAGCAACGACAGAGCCGTATGTGGACTTTGCACTACCGGGCGGCATGAGCAGCATGAGCCTGCCGTTGGGCTTCTCAATGCACCGCTGAATAGCGTCTAGGGCTAGGATGTGATGTTCAGCTAGTTCCGTCTCAACATGGGCGTTAGCCGTGTCGGAGTTTTCGTCTTGCTCGACTAGAGGCGCACCTGGAACATCAATGTACCGTGCATACTCAGTTAAGCTGCGACGGGCTCGGCGGCGTCTCAGTAGCTCCTGCGCTGCTTCCTGCTGCGATGGCTTCAAGTTCATCATCCGTTAGCGCATTGAGCCGGGACTGAATAACGCCGCTCAACTCTACCTGCTGCATGGGCTTGCCGTCTACACGATCAGCCACTTCCTTGATGGCCCAGCTTTCACCCTCTAGTGCTTTGGATACAAGGACTTCTGCCACTTCACGCAGTTTAGTCTCACCCGTTGCGCCTTTGGCAGTGAGGGCGATGTTGAGCATGTTGGAGAAGCTGCGTTCTTTTGGAGGGCGACCACCAGCCATTATTTAAACTCACTTAACCTTTTGATCCATAAGTTGCGGCTTATGTAATTCGATGGCTTTCTTTACGATCAATCTAGGCTCTCTGCCCTCTACGTGCAACATGGCTTCTTTGTCGATATCGCGGTCGGCTAGGTGCCATTCATCCGTGGTCATTTCTTCACCTGAGCAAGCGCCGCAAGAGCCATGGCCTTGGTTTCCTTATCTCCATCAAACGTCATACGACAGCTTGGGTGCCACAAATCGTCAATGTAAGACCCGAACACGATAGCATCTTCCTCAATGCGCTGTTCGTGCCTGATCACTGTTGCGCCACTCATCCATACGATAAATTTTTCATCAGCCATCATCTCATCCCTCCTTTGTCTGATTGATCTTGGGGTTGGAGGCTCCAGCAAGGAATGGTCCAGAATAATATCGGGCTACAGCGCCTGATGGGTATTGCCAATTATCCCCAGAGCCGCCGCAGTCCTTGCATTCTTCAGGCTTCTTTACTCCGTAGCTCCAACACGGCACCTGTCCATGGCCATCGCACGTTTGGCATTTAATGGCCTTCCCGGTTATATCGCTCATGCTCATTCTCTCTCTATTTGGGTAGTGATGGGGTTAGGTGCCTATCTTCTCGACTTGATATCCCAGTCCCTCTAAGCGCGGGATAAGGTCATTCTGATATTTGTCTCTGTCCAGTTTATTCCCAGACTCATCACGAGCAATCCAATAATATGGCGCTGCGTCCTCTCGCTTGATGGTGGCCTTCTTATCGCTCATCTCTGCTCTCCTCTATTGGTTGGCTTTGGAACGGATGGCGTCCGCTGCGGCGCAAGTTCCTGCTAACCAATGGGGCGTTTCGTGGTCATGCCGAACTGTCTCAGCTATCTTAGCGCATTCCTCGTAAGCTTGGGAGCGGGCTTGGAGGATGGCATAGGAAATGTATTCATCAATCTCCCTCTCTATTTGAGAGGCATATGGCTCGCCTATTTTTGGGTCAAATATTGAAACCCTTGCTCCTAGCCACAACCGATCCACTTTCACACCATATGGCTTATTTTTCATTCTTGTTTTCCCCTAGAGTGGCGATAAAGGCTTTGGCGGCATGCCATTCTGCTCGGCCTGCGTCTTCAGAGCAAACCCCTTCCAGCACCTTCACTGCTTCGGATAGACGGGCTTGGGATGCGTTAGCGCGGGTAACAGCGTGTTTCACGGCGAGCGGTAAGCCCTCAATCATTCCCGAGCTATCAGGTCCAAGATGGGCTGAACACTGGTGAATGCATCCAGCTTGTCGGTAGTTGGATTCTATTGCAAGATCACGCTCCTTCTCAAGGGTAGCGATACGTGCGGCTTGCTCCTCTATGAGGGTGTTGGAGGCGTCGTCTTGCTTCCGATCATTCCACGCCTGAGACGCAGCCAACTTCGATTCGCACCATCCTATTGGATAATTGTTTCTGCCATGACAGTGGCAATCAAGACAGAACACATGCCATGCATAGAGCATGACGGGCTTATCTTCTGATTCGTCCTGCCTGAATACAAGGTCAGCCCCTCCGCAAAACGGGCACGGCTTTAGTTCCTCACTCATTCCTCGTTCCTCTCTTCTGTGGTGGTTTGGATAGAGGGCTTGGGACGACGAAGGATACCCCTGCGGTGTTCGCGCATATACTCGCGCATCCAAGCCTTCTTATCGAATTTGGGTGCCGGAGCTGGGGTCGAACCAGCGTTGATGGCGTCAAAGGCCACTGTCCTGCCATTAGACGATCCGGCATTAGTATCGACGGCCTCTATGCTTCCCACCGGTTTGACCCCTTTCGGGTCGGCCTGTTTCCCCGTCAACAGCGCCGTCGATTGTGTATGGACCTCTTTTCGAGGCGGCAATGCTGACACATCACTCTTTGGCGTAACCGGCCTGTCAGGGCTTGGAGTGCCTATCCTAACTTTGGTGAGACGATCAGGCCTCCACCCGACTGGCTTCTTAGGGCAGTCGAGCCAATTATGGGCGGGGCTTTTGCAGTACTCACAATTCTTCATGTCCGTAAGAGTACACGAATCTTATGCGTAAGACAAGAACTATAAACAGAAACCCCCGACATGATCAGTGCCGAGGGTTTCCGGGGGAGGAGATGAGCAGAACGCAAGAGGAGGGGCTTGCATCATCTTTATGCGTGGTTTGTTGGGTTAGGTCAAGTGGGCTTTGGAGGCAATGGAGGGCCGGAATATGGCAAAGGGCAGCTTTTCCCCACATCAGCAGCCTTTTCATCGGAGGTGAAGCTTTCTCGGGTTATCCCGCATTCGTGCATTCCACCAGAATAGTAATGACAATGAGGGCAATCAGCGCACCTGTGGATGAAAGTCTGGATTACGCGGGCCGGGCTATATGCGCTCATTCTGTCTCGCCTTCTTGTTGGGATTTGGCTTTGGAGAGGGATTGGAGGCCTAGCCGAGCCCAATAAGCCTCACGCGCAATGCGCACCCACGGGGCATAGTACCAGCCAAATATTCGCGCCCGGTCCTCGTCCGTCAGCTTCACCCCGCTCACTTCGTCTCTCCTTGAAGGGCGGCGGTTAGGACGGATCGAGCAAGCAGAGACGGAGGCCCAGCTACCCATGGCTCTGTTCGAAAAGACTGTTCAATGGTTGCATGAGCCGCATCCACCATCGCATCCGTTATCTCAATGGGGGCGGGGCGGGCGAATATAGATGTTGCGACCTTTCCGCAGTCGGCACCGCTCGCGTGGCAACGAGGGCAATATACGTCGCTGTCGTCACCGCCGCTGTCGGTCCCGCATGCCTCGGAAGAGCCCACCCACCCACATGTGTCGCATGAGGCCAAATAGTAGGGCTCGCGGACTTCAAACGACACGATTGGGCCGCTGTATTTTGCCATCTGTTTGAGGTCTTCCAAGCGGTGTTCCTCAGGCGTCATCGCAGCCACTGCCTCACTCACCCCCGCTTGGCTGCGAAGGGATTGGAGTTCACGAAGGGCAATCAAAATGTCTGGTACATGCCCAGAATACGTTTCGCCCCATTCATCGATTTGACTTGCCACCCTCTCTAGCTGTTCGTTGCTAATGGTAGCCATCACTCTGCCCCTTTAAGATTTGCGAGGAAGGAACGCGCAGCGCGCAAATCACCGATATGAAACGGGCTGTTCCACGCCACATTGCCGCTGTCGTTATCTGGAGGGTCATATCTGGCAGCCTGCTCGGCAAACGGCGCCAGCACCTTCGCCGCCTCGTCCAGCTTTGCCTCTGCTGTGGTGGCACGATCCCGGAATTGACGACATGCTTCGACCTTTGCGGCATAAGCCGGTGCTGCCACCCAATCATTGTCCAGAGCAGCATCCCGCTCTTTCCTCAGCCTTTCGTTCTCGGCGCGGAGAGATTGTAATTCCAGCACAATTGCATGAATATCAACGGTAGGTAGTCCAGCCTGCCAACCAATGTCTGGCGGGCTAACACGATTTAGAATTTCAACCAACCGCTGATCACTGACATTGCTCATAGCCAAATCTCCTCACCTGTCTCAGAACATGCTCTGACACGGAATATTGCATAGCATGCAGGCTTTGTGGGCTCGACATGAACCGGCACTACAATAGGCTTGGGTGTTGGTGTGTCAGGCTGGATTAGAAGGCTCTGACGATGTTCGTAGGCTTCTCGTGATGCCGCGCCGGGGTTGATCAGGTCTTGGATGTTGCTGGCCGCTAGGAATGGGGAGAGGCTTAGAATGAGGATTGTACGGATCATTTGGACCGCGCCTCTAGCATAGCATCGGCCAATTTGTATGCGTCCTGCGCCATGCTCTCATGCGTAGCTACCTCTGGCGCGAGCCGAACAAATACCTCAATCACTGCGCCTATGGCTTGCCCTGCGAACCAATCCCTCAACGTCATTCCTTGGTTGGCATGCAGACCGCTATCCGATCCACCCTCAGCTGGAAATGCTGGTCCGCCGTCATTCTTCGTTTCGTCTGTCATCTGATCCTCCAAGATCGTTTTGTTTTAGGTTAGGTGGTTGGCTGGGGAGGTTGAAGGTAAACCTTGCGCAGTGCGTAGGCATGCACTTCGGGCCAATTCACCTTTTGCGGGTGCTCCAAAGCCTCTTTCTCGGTGCGGAAGGCAAAGGTGTGCGCATCAGGCCAAATCGATAAAACTGGAACATCAGCCCGATTCCCACGTTCCTCCGTTGTCAGATAGCACCATACCCAAATCGGCTCATTCATCGTTAAGCCCTCGGTCATCTCTCTACTCTCTCGTTGTGTTTAGTTGGGCTTGGGAATGGGTGTGAAAACCGTCTCGCGGTTAAACCCCATAGTCATCGCCATAGAGCGACTTACTGACCTGCGACCGTTCAGAACATCGCTTACGAATGACTCGTTGATCTTGTTCTTCTTAGCCCAAGCTTTCTGACCGCCTGCCTCCTCGCATTCATACTTCAGACGATGGATGATTTCTTTTTCTGTAATTGCCATATACAATTCCCCTTGTTCACAAATATACTAACCGCACCATCCTTATCCGTCAACACCCTTCTTGCTCTGTCGGCAACTTCTCCCAAACACCCATAGCTCTACACGTAGCCCGAACCTTGGGAATTGTCGCGCCGGTCACAAGGCTGATATTCAATGCGCTATTCCCCGCCATGGCTAGCTGGAATATCCACCTGTTACGCTTGCTTGCGCGAACCCCTGAGGGTCTTTCCGTTGTTTTTGAGAGTGAGGCGCACGGACTTGTTTCCCTGGTACTTGCCATAGCCCTCCCTGCCGTCTGTGAGGCTGACGCGGATTGGCATTGTGGTGGCGAGTTCTCTGCCCTTGCCTCCACCCCATTTGTATGGCCTGCCGAAATCAACGCGCCCGGTTTCTCCTCCATCCCCAGCGAAGGTTCTTCGGGTTTCATTGATGGTTCCGTTGATTTCAACCATTGCATGTGTCTCGTTCTGTTGAGATGATTTGTGTTATCCGTTGTGCCAATGCCGTGGGTTTGGACTGCGGTAGCGCGATCATCGGGGTTAAGTCTTAGTTCCTCACGGCGCTCTAGGATGAAGGAAATCATATTGGCCTGCTCATTTCTCCGGCTATCCGGGCGACCTGCGGATGAATGCAGTTTCCTAGCGCTTCTATTCGGTCCATCCAATTGGCAGGCCAGCCATCCACTCCCCGAAGCAGGGGTTCAGGCCAACTATGTCCTCGCTCGAATGGATGGTCGCAGAGGTGCTGCAAATCCTCCTGGCGACCCGACCACCTTTGTCCAGTTTCGCCAATACCGAAGCCTTGGATCGATCCCTGAACTCGCTGGCCGGTAGGGTAGGCAACAATGACAACCCTTTCGCGGCGCTGGATGGAACCAACGGCGTACGCTGGTATGACTTCCCAGATTGCATCAAACCCGATCGCGGCCAACTCTGAGAGAACGACACCGAACCATTCGCCTGTGGGCTGTCCGTCAACATAAGGTCCATCAAGGAGGTCTGTGACATTTTCCAGAATGATCCTCTGGAGTCCGTCTCCAGCAAGGCCAGCAATTCGAATGATCTCAAAGAAAAGGCTGCTTCGCTCGCCTTCGAACCCGACTTGGACGCCATGCGCTCTACCTGCCTTGCTTAGTTCCGTGCATGGGAAGCCGCCGCATATGGCTTCCGGGCGGATATACTCCACCATATCACGATCAATGTCTTTTACGTCTTTCAGGATCGGCACATTATGCCAATGCCGGTGCAGGATTCGCCAGCGGTCTTCGTTGAACTCACAGAACGCCACAGTCTCGTATAGCCCCGTAGCTTCCAAGCCCTTGCTGAATCCACCCAACCCACTGAATAGGTCTAGTAGCCTCATTTACATCTTCTCTTGTTTGGATGGAGTGGGTTGGGCTTGGGAGAGGTTCATTCCAGAGGCCTCACTGTCACATTCCAGCCGGAATTTTCGATGGCCTGCATTAGTGCGTTATTTCTTCGCCTGTCATCGGGCTCATCGGGAAATTGCTCCTTGAGCTTCGAATAGATAGCCCGGAATGATTTATAGATGGCTTTGGCTTCTGGGGTATCGACGGTTTGCATGATCCGAATAATCCCGTCGCCGTTAATCATCTCCTCGTCAACTTCCTTGAAGAACCTCTTCTCAGGCTTCAGGTTTCTAGGCGGGCTAATATCTCTCATCTATCCTCTCCTGCATCCATGCCGTCAGTATCGGCGCTGTTAAACGTCTCGTATCGTAGCTTATCGATCAGGTATGAACTTACCTTTATGCCGGGAATACGTTCCTCAAACTCATGGGCATAGAAGGCGTCGTGGCGCTTGGCGTCCTCTTTGGCCCTAGCGATTTCTGCTGGCGTTTTCTGCTTTGGATCGACGGATTCAACAAACCCCTCCATCATGCTCCTTACCCTCGCCATTGCCTCTGGAGTGCGGGATTGCTCTACCTCTGCATCCTTGTCCTGAGCGATGAATTGCTGCCGCCCTGCCTCTAGAAGCCGCTGCACCTTGCCGTCATTCGCCTGCACAACTCGAATATGGGTTGATAGCTCATCGCAGCTTGGGACGAATGCACGGTTCTTTGCGTCTCGTGGAACCTGTCCGGTAATGAACTGCTCAATGCCCATGCGGACGAAATTGAAGGGGTAATAGTCCACGGCCTCTAGGTACGTATCGACCGTTGCGCGGCTTACCTTGCTCTCAGCGCCCGGATAGGCGCGGAACAGACGCAAGATCAAGGCTTCCTTGGCTTCGCGTTCCATTTCTAATCCTCTCTGCTAGGTCCTGCTCTAGGCGGTCTAGGTTGGTCATTCCCATGCTGCGCTGCTGTGTGTTCTGTACCCAGCTTGGCTCTATGGATTGCCATCCCTTTTCTATCATCATCTCAGCGGCGGCGTTGGGGTCTGGACACGCTGCCAGCTTCTTAGCCAAGAGCTTTGCTGCGAAGTCTGTCATGGGCTTTCGAAGGCGTTGGCGGTGTTTGATTAGCTCCTCCGCATGTTCCTCGTCCACGGTGGTTTCAAGCCACTGCCTTGGCGTCATTCTGTTCTACCCCTTTTGGCTTTCGAGGCCGTGTCATTGCGCTTCGCTTCCGCCCTCAAGCGCTTCATGCGGTCTCGGTCATATTGCTTCTTATCAAACCCGTTAGGCGGCCTGCCCCGCCCTCGCTTTACGCTTTCTTCGCGCATTGCTCTCTCATCCTCAATCGTTCCTCTAAAAAATCTTCTTGTGCGGGGGTAAGTACGTCTCCGTTGAGCCGGTCTACGGCCAACATCACAGTGGATGCGTCAACATGCCATCCTTCGGATTTTAGCTTGGCATAAAGACTTAACAGCCTTTCTATCAAATACTGCTCGATAGGAGGCGGATATAGGGGGCTCACGCCCCCGCCTCCATTACGATTGAAACAATCTCGTTTGCCTGCATACCAGAAACCGCTGCGGTGAAAGCGTCACGAGCAGCCTTAGCTGCAACTTCCATTGCTTCAAGCTGGTGGCCATACGTTTCGAAGGCATACACACCGGCTTTGGTGTAGCTCATAAACTTGAGCTTGTTTGCGTTGAAGTGGAAACGATCCCAGGCCTTTTTGTTGGCGGCTGCAAGTGCGACGATCTCGGTGCGGTTGGTCATTTCTTCTCTCCGTTTGTGATTATTAATTTACACGACTTCTCACATAACGCAAGCATTAAAATCGACCGTCGCTCAAATAATGTTCGGATAGCTTAGGATAAGAAAAACCCGCCGAGCGGGGGAGCTGGCGGGCTTGACTTGTGGGCTTTAGGGGCCGATTATGCAGAGGTCCTGAGCAAGTAACCAGCTTCTCAGGGTGTCGGCTGGGTTTTTACCTTGGAAAGTTTCCCCTGCCGCTGAGACATAAACTAGCCGTATCTGCATTCGGTTTCAAGTCTCAATCTAAAACCTCCTGACGAGTTTTGCGGCACTCTCTCAAAGGTGTCGAAACAAAAAGTGATGGTCGGCGTGACCCATAGCCTCCATCCCCTGCACGTATCCCGGCAAAACCGGGGCTGGTCCGAACTGATAAGCCTCCTCTGGGCGTGACTTCCCAGGTAAAGCTTTGAAGGTGGTCTGCCAGATGAAAAGACCACAAGGCGGCGATACGGAATGATCGCAAGGTGCTTGCACCGAAAAGGAACTGAGTATGCGGCCTTCGGGCTTGGGCTAGTCACCCACTGCACATAAGGTTGGGCCATCCCTATACCGTGCAGGCAGAAAAGGGTTGAGCTATGTCTAAATAGTCAAGAGGCCCGCTCCGTTCATTCGTGGCGGGCCTCATTGCTTCAGAGGCGTTATTGATGTACAATGTTTGTAAGGATGGATCGTCCGTAAAGGCAAGTTTAGCGGCGGGATATAGGCGAACTTGCAAAGCCAAGCCCGATGCGTGAATCCTTAGGGTCATCAGGACTACAGCGAGCATTGTAGTTTAAAACAGGTACGCACCCCGACCTGATAACCCCATCCAAAGCCATTGCACTAATACAGCAGTAGAGCTATTGTCGTGGCGTTAAGGGTGAAATTAGGTAGCGATGGGCGCACAAGCGTAGCAACGGTCTCCTAGTTCCCCTTAACCCCCACCCAACGGCCCGGATAGCTTATAACAGCCTCCGGGCCTATTTGTTGGTTAGGCTACATCAACACAATGACAGGTTTGCCGCCAAGCTTCTCGATAGCGGCGTTGAGGTGTCCTAGATGAAGCCCTGCATCAGGATCAATCCAGATCAAGCGCTCATCATCGGTGAATTTCACATCATCGAACGCAACCCAATCTGTGACTTCGGGATGGCGATGGAGCCAATCCTTAACCGCAAGATCGCGTGGCATGTCAGGGTATTTAGTCGCTAGGTCCGTTTCATGAATATGGTCACGATCAAGGCCTTGTTTCTCTAGCGCAACGTCGATATCGTCAGTATCAATAAACGGGCGGTTATGCGTGGTATTGAATACAACCTTCGCGCCAGTCCGCTTGCAAAGCTCCTGAATGACGGCAACAGTTGTCTGCGGGAACCGCCGCTTCCAAGACGCCATGCTGTCCACGAGGAAGAAGCTCGCGGGGATCATTGGACCATCGATATCCAAGAAGATCACCTTCTCAGCCATTCTATTCTTCCTTCTCTGGATTGTGTGTAACCGTAGGCATGGGTTGCCAATGGGTCGGCTGGATATCTGGTTCTTTGTAGTCAGTGCCTGAATAGTCCTCCCGCTCAATAACCCGCTCACCATCCCAACTAGAACACCACTTCTTTCCGTACCATGCGATTGTCCATGGGCCATAGACGGTTGGCTTTTCCCGAAACCCGTAGTCCTTAACGAACACACCGATGATCTCCGTCCCGTCTTTCGGTGCCGTCTCAATATCCTGCCATTCGCTCATTCTCGTCTCCTTTCAGCGGCTTGTCATAGAGGTAGGTCTTTGACATGTTTCCAAATCTTCCCGGCCCGCACGAGCCGAATTAGGGAGCTATGGACACCGTATCGATCTGCTATCAAAATTGATGATCCGGCTGATTTACGAATCTCCCTAACATCGTCCTCCGTAAGCTTCGAATTTTCTCGGTCCTCTCCACGCTGTTGAGTTGAATTATCCCTGAATGAGTGTTTTGGAGCATCCAGAGCTATCCCCTTCCTCAGCCTGTTCCTGATAGAGTTAGGGTGAAGTCCGTAAACCTCCGAGGCCTGCACCAGAGAAGTTCCGGGTATGGTGTTGTTCCTCTTATTCCGGTTCTGTTCGGTTACGGTTGCCCATCGGCAGTTCTCCGGGAAGTACCCCTTTTCGTTATCGATACGGTCAATGGTGTGCTTTGGGGTGGGCTTCATTCCCATATCGCGGATGAAGTTGAGATAACTAACCCGCCATTCATCGCACACAGTGAGCCGCGCATAGTCGGCATGTTTTGGATCATTCCCGTAAACACGATCCATCATCGAACGCCAGCTTCTGTATTCGCTAGACTGCCAAAGTTTCATCGCCCTCGCTCCATGACTTAATGATGATTTGAATGCCGCTGAATCCAAGGTTAGCCCACCTTACCGTTCCGCATTCGCATAGGTTGTCGTTTTCGATGACGCCGTGTTCCTGTAGAATGTCGGAAACAACCTTCTCTCGGTTCATGATATCGGACAGTTTATGACGCCGGGACCGATCGATGGTTATCTCGATGCTATAAGGCCCCGTAATCGGCTTCTGAGAGCGCATGGCGGCGTTTAGATCGTAACCGAATGCCAAGGCCCATGTTCGGTATTCAGTCGTTCTGTAACGCCCCCTGCCGCTTCCAGACTTATTGTTCGCGTAGCTCTTGTTTTGCGTAGGAGGTACGTGGGGGCTGGCGATGCGAACGACCGTCATGACAGATACCCGAACCAGTAGAGCAGTCCGATGGTTGGGAAGATCGTTACCCATGCGATGCAGAAGAGCACGAATAGGAGCGAGGCTAGAACAATGAGGCCGTCTACCATCACTCAACCCCATCCACGATGATCTCACAGTAGAGATCGATTTCCATCTGTAGGTTATCGGCCTGCTCTCGCTTATCGGCTGGCATGCGGGCTCGCTTCACAGCAGCATTGAAAGCTCGCGGGGAATATCCGGCGTTCTTGGCCTCTTGGTTGATCTCCCCGATATCCTCGCCTAGCGCGTCCCTTTCATCCTCCAAACGAATACGCCGGGCGGCTAGTTCGCGTAGTTCTTCGCGTGCGATGTTTGGCTTGGTCATTCGTCTAGCTCCAGTCCAATAGCTTTTGCGTCGGCACGAATTGACTCCTCATAGATGGAAAGAAGGTGGTCAACGTCCTCAGAATTTAGTAGAATGTCGTCATTGTTAAGCTTCAGGTAGCCGTTTAAGCGTGGCACTTTCTCTGTATTCGACCGCATCCGCTTAAAGCGTTCATATCGGGCATTTATCATCAGAGCGCCGTCTAAGTCCTTGATATTCATTCCCAAGCCCCTTCCTTCATATTCCAAATAAACGGTATAAGTACCAACACTAGGATAAAACACAGACAGAGGCCGAATGTGGGGAGGGTCATTCTGCGTCCTCTGTGCCCACATCAGCGACAAGTTCTACCTCGTCTGGCGTCGTCCAGAACTTGTGCTCTCCCGGTCGGGTAGATGTCCAGAACACCTGATAGTCTTTGGCGGGAACCGACCGGTCTCGGACTTCGACAACGGTAGCGACGGTTCCAGCATTCCATGCCCATTCCTTCGCATCCAAGAAGCGGACCTTCTGACCAACACGCCAGAAGTCAGGCAAAGGCCTTTCATCGAAAGCCTCCTTTCTAAGCCTAGCGGCCTTTGCCTCAAGCTCCATAGCTTCAGCCAACTTGCTCATTCGTATTCTCCTCCATGTTCGGAACCTGATCGGCAATGCGCTTGAACATTGCTACGTCCTCGGATTGTGTCTTGGTAACGAGGGGACGGAAGCGAGACAGTGAATACCCTCTTTCATGAGGCCGATCCGCCAAACCAACCAATCTCACTGTTGTGAGGCCCAAAGTCTCGCCAACCCATCGAATGGTATAAATCGCCTTATCTTCAAGGGCGAAATCACCCACTACGATTCCTGGCAAATGATTAAAGGTTCTGGGGTCAGCATCAACGCAAACTACCTTCATCCCAACCTTAGCCCATGTCATTTTGAGGCCTCCCGACGTTTCCATGCTTTCCACCCTACCACCTCATTATTGGTTCGGATGAGATGTTGCAACAGGTTCGTAGTGGTGCGCCCTTGGGCCGTTGCCATCTCTTTCACCAAGTCGTATGTTTCTTGATCAATCGTAAGCGAAGTGCGCATATTCCTGCCTTCTCGCGTTTCTGATAGACCAAAACTACATCGGATAAAAACATCGGTCAAGGTGCATATTGGTGCTTGACGGTGTATATTCATTCTGTCACTCTTAACCTACGAACAGAGCAGCGGCTCTTGGTGGAGAGTTAAGGAGATAGAGATGATCGAGTTTTCAGTTTTCGTTGGAGAGAAGAAGATGGCAACGATATTCGCGTCTGGCACTCTTGAGGCTATCGACGCTTACCGTTTGCAGTCTGGGTGCGCAAAGCGAGACGTGTGGGCTATGCAATCTAAGGTGCTGTGAAATGAACGTCCGTATCAGTTCCATCGTCGGCAGCGGAGACTTCGAGCCGCGCCTGATTATCGATATCCCAGAGGTTCGATTGGTTCATGACCTAACCCTCGAAAGCGTAAGAGATGCCGCATTCATCCTCAATGAGGAGTATTGGTACCCCTACATGATTGCATGCGACGCCATTAAGACAGCTATCCGAGACAGTAAGTACACTGTCCCTGCTGACACTCTAGAATGGGCGAATGAGGTTTAAGATGGAATACATGGAGGCGAAGATGCAGGATCAGTACGAGGGCGCTGAAATCGAAAGGCAGTCGATCTGGGATGCGGCAAGGGCGGTCGCTAAGGATCAGATCGGTGAATCTGCCATGTCGGGGATGCCGAAGGACTTTCCTAGCATGAACCCACACGTGAGTGGAACTTGGATGCACGAAGAATGGGAATCGGCTCATGAGCATTACATCATGACCGGGCTTGGGTATTGAGGAATAAGAAATGACCTTCCCACCCCGTCCATACCGATCAGATCGTGCCGCCCGCATCTCGTATGCACTCCATCACCGTACACTAGAGATAGCCATAGGAGTGTTGGTGTTGACTGCGGCTCTAGGGCTGTGGTTGGGAGGGGATTACTCACCGATTGAAATGTTGAAGGCAAAGGGAGGATTGTGATGGACGACGCAAAGAAGGCGCTTGAGGCTGAGTTTCAGTTGCTCAATGACGAGGTTGAAGCGGCGATTAAGAAGCGCAAGGAGTGGATTGCCGCGCACCTAGAGGATTTCTCCAAGTTCAAACCGGGTGACGAAATCTGGGACGGTCGCTCTGGCCGGAAACTAGGTGTATGTGAAAGCCTTTATCATGCCACATGGGGTCGATCTGGAGAAGTCGCACGTGAAAGCATGGGTGTCTATGCGCAATATCGCAGCCAGAACGGCTTCATGGATAATACGTCTCGGCAGATGGATATCTGGCCGTGCACCAAAGCGGAGGCCGAAAGCTACGCTGAAAGCCGACTTCGCAGCATCAAAGCCGGATATGGCTATGGGCTTTTGGGCTCATAATCAGCTTGCGAAACACCTAGCTTCGTGAGCAAATAATAGCAGGCCCCAAGCGCTCTTCACACGCTCAGGGCCAATACCAGCGGGCTTTGACGGGCGCTGACGGGACAGAACCTAATTCATCCCCAGCAATCCTTCAAGCCCTCCAGAGAGGACTGAGGAATGACACCCATCGATACAAACAGACTACGTGATATGGCGCTGCGTCAGAAGCTGGAGGGGATTGCCTGGGGCATTCAGCTTTACAACACGCAATACCAAGCCATCCCAAGCTATCCCAACTGCGAGGAACAGAAAGAAATGTACCTCCGGTTTTTGGCTGACGAATGCAAGAAGATGCAGGATTTGCTAAATGCATGAGCTATTTTTGGACGTTGAGAGCCTTCCCGCCAATGACCCCGCCCTGATAGCCGAAATCTCGAAAGACATTAAGCCTCCGGGTAATATCTCCAAGCAGGAAACATTGGACGCTTGGGATAAGGATAAGCGCCCCGCATTGGTTGAGGAGGCCGTAGCGAAGACCTCCTTCGACGGCGCTAAGGGGCGTCTGTGCTGCGTAGGATGGGCTTGGGGCGACGGCCCCACTAACTCAATTCTTCTGAGCGATAGCCGAGACGAAAAGACATTCCTTGCCGCCGCTCTAGAGCAGATCACTATGTCTAAGCCGAAGGTAGACGCATATTACCAAACTCGGATTATCGGCCACTATGTTGCGGAATTTGACATTCGCTTCATCTGGCAACGGGCATTCGTTCTTGGCGTAAAGGTTCCGGTATGGATGCCGAGAGCGCCGCGCCCTTGGGATAAAGAGGTCTTTGACACGATGTCCCAATTCGCGGGCGCTAAGGGCTCTATTAGCCTCGACAACCTATGCAAGGCGCTTGGCGTTGAGGGCAAGACCGGCATCGACGGTTCGATGGTATCTGGCATGTGGGAGCGGGGCGAATACGAGGCTGTAGGCTCTTATTGTGAGGACGATATTAAACGCGTTCGGAATGTCTATCGTAAAATGCAGATCGCGTATGGAGAGCGGGAATGAGTAAGCTAGACCCACGCATCGAAGCCATTCGCGTCAAGTATGGCCTTGAGGCTTCCGACTTCTGGGAACTTCCTCAAAAGAAGGGGACATGGATTGCCAAGCACTCGGCTTTGGAGATCGTGGCTACCAAGGCCAATATCGTCTGGACCAAGCTGGAGATCATCGAAGCAGACACTACCAACGGCATTGCTGTGATGGCCGTTGGCGGTAAGCTTAGCGACCGTGAGGAATGGGCAACGGGCGAAGCGAGCCCGAAGAACAACAAGAATGCGTACCCTTGGGCTATGGCGGAGAAGCGGGCTAAGGACCGTGTGGTTTTGAAGCTCAGCGGAATTGCAGGGCTAGTCTATTCCGAGGACGAGGCAGACGACTTCAAACAGTCCGAGCCTACCCCCTCCAAAGCCCCTACAAGACCCGTAGAGAGCCCCAAGACCTTCAATGCGTATCTCACCAGCATTTCATCGGCAAAGACGCAGGATGACCTCAAGAATGCATGGAACGCCATCAATGCGGATCGGCAGAAAATCTCAGTTGGCGATATGGGAAATCTGGAGTTGGCGAAGAACGCGAAGAAGGCAGAATTGATTGCGCCGGGGAATAACTTTGACGCGATACAAAGCGGATCAGTGAAATGAACACCCTTGCAGACCGTGTTTATTTCGAAGACGCAATTGAGGCTCTAGAGCAGTGCGTGACAGACATTGAACTAGGTGAATGGTCCGATATCTGGACCTCGACGGAGGCGTATATGCATCTTCCCGATGATCTATCGAAACGTCTGGAGGCCGCTTATAGCAAGCGGGTGGCTCATGTTTTGGGAGGATTGGCGTGATGGCGTATCTCGCAAGTTTGTGCTGGCTCGCTCTAAGCGTCATGGCGGCGCTTCAAAACAAGGATGAGCTATCGAACTTCTCTATCGCAACGAGCATGTTCTTCCTCGGTGTCGCAATGATCATTAGCGCCATCAATAGGCGGAAGACATGACAGACCGCGTTGTCGAGACAGAACAAGACCGGGCGATGCTGGTCAAGTTCATTGGAATGCAGGCGCTCCCGTTCACCGCGTCCATCACCAAGGGCAAGCACCGGACCGACAAACAAAATCGGCTCCAGCGCACTTGGATCAATGAGCTTGCAGCCCAGCTAACGGATAACCCTGCCGAGTACTGGCGCGGGTATTGTAAGCTTCATTTCGGTGTGCCGATCCTACGCAATGAGAATGAGCATTTCTGCGCGGTTTATGACCGGCTCATTCGCCCGTTGGATTACGAGGCCAAGATTGAAATGATGATGGTGCCGATTGATGTGGCAGTTACCAGGATCATGACCACAAAGCAAAAGACCGCGTATCTTGATGCGATCTACAAGCAGTTTACGGGGCTAGGGATTGTCCTGACAGACCCGAACGGATGGAATTGATGATCCGCTCCAAGAAAATCCTTCGCCATGCTCGTGGTCAACCTTGCCTCTTGGCCTTACCAGGATGCACATGCGACCCCGAAACCACAGTGTTCGCTCATCTAAACGGCGGGGCTTTCGGAAAGGGCATGGGGCAGAAGGCTTCGGACATAGCAGGAATGTTCGCCGGATTTCAGTGCCATTCGCGTTATGACCTCTGCCAGACCGGGCTACCCGAGGCAGAGCTAAATGCCGCACTCCTCAAAGCCGTCATAGACACATGGGAAATCCTCATTCGCGATGGCATTATCATAGTCCCAGTGGATGCCGAAACGCCGCCATTGGACCGCCCTATAAAGCCGCGCAAGGCCAAGGCGGATAGGTCAAAGATTGCGGGTAGAGGGTTTCCGAAGGTATCGCGTAAATTTGGAAGTTGACTAGCCCGGCAATGTCTGGCACTAATTAGCCACCAACCGGAGGGACTAACCAATGATTTCGAAGAGTGACGCTAGGTTGGATATTCGCCTCCCCAGCGAGCTACGGCGTGATCTAGAGCTTGAGGCCGAGAGAGTTAGCAGAACTAAGGCTAATATCGTCATAATCGCCCTCAGAGCATACTTTAATAAGAAGGAGCAGGCAGAATGACCGCACGTAAGCCGAATCTCAAACTGATCAACGAAGCCATGTCCACAAGCGAGCTTCCCGCAACGCGCCCTCTGTATCAGGAGAGCAATCTTCAGCGCGTAACGTGGTTGCGACAGATTCAGGACGCCAATGACGAGAAGGGGCTGATTGAGGAGCAGAAGGAATCTCTCCTTCGGAAATATGATTTCATGCGGGACGAAGCGCAGCGCATTTATGACGCCCGCATTTCAATCGCACGGGAAGCTCAGGACCGCGAAGTTTCGGACGCCGACAAGATCATGAAGGCTGGCATTCAGGCCCTAGACCAGCGTCATGCTGATCTGAACAAGGTAGTTTCCGGGCTAACAGCGGCTGTAGGAGCGAGCGAATGACCAAGGATGAACTGTCTGAGGGTATTAGATTGGTGGTGGGGAAATGACGCCAAAAGGATTAATGACCTTAGGTTCAGTGGTGTATATCTGCGCAGCGATAGGGGCGGCTTTGGGCGCTATGTATATAGTTCTCGGCCTTGTGCTATTTGGTGGTCTACTTTTTGGGAAAGGCTATGGGATTTGGGAGGAACGCTCTCGGAAGCCCAAGACACAGGGGCCGCCAGACGCATGGTTTTATTACAAGGAGGACGGCGAATGAGCTTTAACTATTGGACATTCCGCAATACCACACCCTATCAGAACCCACGGCGCAGAATCGTGGATGTATCGCGTAGGAACTACGAGGCTCAGAGAAAGGCAGAGAAATGAGTGACATTCCTAATGAGGAAGAGACGACGAAAATTCATGTCGAGTTTCAAGTGGGCAATTATGATGTTGTTGAAGGGGTATCTAAACTTAACCCCATTCAGGTGGTTGATGGTGTGCTGCTCTTGACCAATCCTCGCGGCCTAACCATAGCAGCTTACGCACCTGGAGTATGGGCTTCGGCCTCACCATTTGAAGGGGAAAAGAAGTGAGCATTATCAGTGATGCTCTACGAACCGAAATCCTCTACCTCGACGGCAACCCTGATTACATCGTCCCTGCGAGCACATTTTTCTTTCTGAAGGAAGCGGCTGAGGAGATAGAGGCTCATGAGATTATGCGCAAACGCTTGGTCGATGTAGCGGAGAGCTATCGCATGCTAATCCTCAGCGACTACGAGGGCCGTAACGGCATCAACAGTTCGATGAAAGAAGAATACGATCTTGTCTTGAAGACAATCGCAGAAGCGACGGGGGTTCCATATTGATGACCCCATCCACCACCATCGCTCTCCTAGCCGCTTTATACCATTACAAGGATATCAATGATGACGACGAAGTAAGTGAAGCTGAAGAAGCTATCGAGATGGAAAGCGAAGAAGCCATACAGCGACCGGCTGACGATAATGTACTGGCGCTATAGCCATCAGGTTTACGGCAACGTCAATTCCATTGGGCAATGGTAGCCATGAACCGGAACGATTGGGCGAAGATATGGGGAACGGCGATCATAATGGTAGTGGCGCTGGTGATGATTGCAGCGTTCTAGAAAATGCGGCTGAAGAGCTTGCTGACGAACATCAGGATAGGCTCTAGAGGTCATCTTCTACGTGCTTCCACGATTTTCCTAATTTGATGAGGGAGATTGGGGTTAGCGTTACGTCATATATCGCTGCTATCTCCCTCAACTTCCAACCCTGTCGAAGCATAAACTTAATATGCCGCACGTCCTCTTCAGTTAATTTGGAATACGGGTTCGTTGATCCTTTCAAGCTGCGCCCGTGAGCAATTTATCGCCTCCGTTCTCAAGTGGAGTGGCCCAATATAAGTGCTTCCAATTGTAGCAAGAAGTGTGACCCATACCGCATGAATGCGCGGCCTGATGGGAAGGGGTGGGCGGAGGCCCGCGCTTTATTTCGCAGATTATTCGTGGCAAGGACTGTGTCGATCCCTCGCTCAATTCATAAACGGCGTAGCCACCTCCGTTTTTTGCGTAAGGCCATAGAACGCACTCATCAGTGTATTCAAGCAAAGATAGCAAAACTTCTCTAGGCGCTTTGGTCTTGCCGTGACCTGTCTCCATATCTCGGCCATCTCTTGCCCGCATATAGTGCGACGGGCATAGTCCCTTTGCCCTAACTTTTCTGCCGCAATCCGGCACTGTGCAAATTGACAATTTGTATCTCGCTTTTTATAGGCCTAATAGCCCTTAGAATATACGAGAAAACAACCTTCCGATAGCTATTAAAATGGGTTCGACCATTTTTGAACTCGCGATAAGAGCGCCGATGATGATACCCACAATCATCTGCCCCCAACGGCTTCTACGCCCCTCTACTGCGGGCGTAGTTGCTCCTCTGGAAAACAACCACAACCCAACGAACTGCAAAAACACCATCGCAGAGTAAACGTGCGTATCAGTCAGCCACTCTGCGGCGGTTACGTTCCTTGTCATTATCCCATATGTCCGCATGAGGATAACAGATAGGAATACGGCAAAGAGGCCCATGAGCCCCAAAGATGCGCGGTCACGCTGCCCAGACCAGAAGGCCCCCCAAGTCTCCCCAGCGATCATCCAGAATGCCGAGATGGCGAAGACGAGCATCAGGAGGCTTACGAGGTCTAGCATCCGGTCATGAGAGATGAATATAGCAGGGAAGATATAGGCAGCGCACAAGATCAAGAAGGCGGCGAGATTGCGGACTTTGGAGTTTTCAGTCACGTCGCCTGCCCTCATCAATCTTCAAAAACATGTCGTTAAGCATGTCGCTGACTGGATGTTCCAAAGCGCGTTCTGATAGGCGCTCAGTAAGTCTAGTTCTCTTGCGGTCATTTTTTATCACAGCTTCAGCAAGTTCGCCACGGGCAAGACGCGCTTGCTCATCCAGCATCTTATCGCGCTGCCATGGAAATCGGATCATTATTGACCCCTGCTCTGCTGCGCTCGTGCTACGATGACCCATTCTTTAAGAAGTGCTGTTTGCTCCGACATACGCTGTTCTGTGTTCTCTAGTTTGTCCGTGGACTTCGACACAGCTTCTAGCGCTATCTTGGTATCGTTGATCTGCTCTTTACGAATCACGTCTTTGTCCGCGTAGAGCTTTATGATGTGGCGGACGCAGAACATGAGAGCCAGCGTCAGAAGCGCCGCCACGCCCCACGGGCCAGCCTCATAAGCGGTTTGGATAGATACCGCGTCCACAGCCTATAGGTGTCCGGTCAAAACCAAAATGAGCAAGATAAGAAGCAGTGCGCCGACAAGACCAGATGGCCCGTAGCCCCAAGACGCACCGTTGAACACGGAGAGGATAAGGCCAACGAGCAGGATGATGATTAGGATGGTTACGATGCTCATGGCTATTTTCCTGTCAGGATTTCAATGAGGCTCTTGCGGCTGGAAACGTGCTGCACGGCTTCCTTAACCTCTTTCTCCTTCGCGGGGGCCAGCGTATTGGTTACGAGCTTGCCATTTTCCTCCACTACTGCCTGAGGCTTCACGGTGGCGCGGAACGAGATAATTTGCGACCAGACAAGCACCAGGAACGGGATGAGCGAACCAAGCGTGATATCCTGCCAGTTCCCCTCTACAAGCCCGCCTATGAGGCTCTGTTGCGAGGGTGTAAGGTTGGTGTAGAACCATAGCAGCCCGCCCACAAACGTTCCAATCCAACCGCCGTAATCCAAGACGCGACGGATGGCCCACTGCACGGCGACATTGTTAAGCATTAAAAAATCCTCGCGTTAATTAGGATAACAGCGCCGACCACTACGGCAGCAACGATGCCCAGAGCAATCCAGTTCACGCGCCCTTTATTTTGCTCAGGCAACGGCTCAACATGGATAGGCATATCAGGGGGTGTATAGGGCTTGGTTGGAGCGTCATGATCGTCTGGCAGATCAATCGGTATAGGCTTTGGAGCGGCTTTCTCCATATCCCGCAACCTCTTCAATATCGCAGCAGCCCCAAGCTGAGTGTCAACGTGCTCAGGATCATACTTGTGATCTGCGACGAACTTGCCTTTGACATATTGGTCGGTTCCGGCCCAGAGGTATGGAGATGGTAGGCCCTTATTCCGATAGCCCAACCCATTATAGCGCTCTAGAATGTCGAGAGTGCCGCCGATGGACCAATCCTTGTTCTTCGCAGCATAGGGCGGGCAAACGACCAGAGCATCAATAGCAGCCTCTTCCCATGTGGAGAATGGACCGCGACCTTTGGGCACTAGAGTTGTGAGCTTGCCTGTGCCGATGATTTTCTGGCCGTTGTGCAAAACACCTTTGAAGTCGCCAGATGATTCCCGGTAGTGGATAACGCCGATAACGTCCCACGGCACGCCTGTGGCCTTGGAAACGGCCTCGTAGCGCTCTCGATGGGCTTCGATCTTGGCGGCTTGCGCGTTAATCGCGGTACTGCGGGTGAAGCGGGCAACTGCCCAGCGTTCGGCGTTCGTGGTCATGCTACCTTCCAGCAAACGTTTATGCCGTCATCCGTTGGCCCGGTAATGGGTGGATTGGCATACTGAGCGAGAACGTTAACGCGGTTCGTCTGGTAATCAGATGATGCGAGAGGAGCGGTGTTGAAGTTGGCCCCAATCTCGTCAGCCGTGAGAATATCGGCAGGTAAGGATTCGAATGCAAAGTAAGGATTACCCAACCCCACCAGCGTAAAGATATGAGGCCCCATATCCGCGCTATTGTGCACGGATGCGAGGCATGGAAGCTCAGGGTCGCCATCAAGTCCATAAACCACGTACTTCGACATTTCAGCCTCTTCGGTCATGAGTATACCACGCGTTCAGTTTTGAGCATGATTTCGGCGGGGTCTTGCGCTGCACCCGCCAAGTCCGTAACCCGGATTTCAACGTATGTTTCAGTTCGCGCCGTGATCCGGGCAATCCGAGGGTTAGCATCGAAGATCGCTGGAGTTGCGCTGTACTGATCGGAGGGCATTGGATTTTCGTGAGCGGCCCTGTATCGTCCTTTGGCTACTCGCGTGACGCTTACCATTCGGATAGCCTCAAGAACTGTCGATGGAGCTACACCCGTAAACCTCACTAGACCGCCATGATTTAGATGCGGCGGGGCCGCTACGAGATCGGGAATAAGGCGCGGGTCATCATCACCGACAATTTCCCATTCCGCCCCATCAGGCACTTGCTCTTCCGCCAAATCCTCTAGATGAAACCCAATAGCTGCGCTTATCGAAACCCATTTGCCGTTTTGCTGATAGATGACTTTCATCTTGCATCACCTGAATACGGTTACAGAGACATAGGGCATATCAATAGCAGAGTTACCGGCATCTCGAACGGCCATGCGCATTGCCGTTGTTGTTGGAGCGACTGACGCGGATTGACTAGAATTTATCGCAGGAGAGAAGGTCGCAAAAGCGGCGGGCAGATTAGCGGACACTGTCGCTGTCGTCGCATAGTTTACGTCTGGCATGGCCGTGGCGAAATTTACGGTATAGTCGCCAGTTGCGTTTCTTGTAACAGACGATACGTTTCCAGAGCCATAGATAGCCCCCGTTGTGCCGTTGAAGCTTACCCATGCTCGACACACGAAGGTTGGGAGGCTGGACGTTATCTTGGCTATTGCCGTTTGTGCATCCATGCCGACTTGAACCAACGACGGGGCAGTTGCCCACGTTCCCGCCGTCGCTTCTGTGACAGTGATTACGCCAAGAACAGAATATGCCTTTGAGGTAGTCGCGGTGCCAGTATAGAATACGCCCTGGCTATCAGCAGCGCCCGCGCCGCCTTCTGCCGTCGAAGACGCAAGCCCATTGACGATCTGAATACCAGACGCAGGATTTATCACGCCAAGCCGGAACGTTCCAGCATCGTTAAAACCCACTACGACTAGGTTAGCCGCAATCGCACTAGTAGTGCCCAGAGTTGACCCAGACGACACAACCAGCGAGGTCGCTGCCGTAAGTGTCAGAACATCAACGTCACCACTATTTGCCGTAGCGCTTCGGAATGGTACGTAAACTGGATTGCTTGCTGATGGGTCATTTCCATCAAACCCCTTGATCGCAATCGTTAGAGCGTTAGCTGCAACGGTCGCTGCAATTGCAAGATTTACAGGATTTGGTGACTTATCAAATGCGATATCACTCGTAAGAGCGAGTGTTCCGCTTGTCGCGGGGAGGGTATAAGTTCGAGTTGTAGCCGTGGGGATGTTAGCAGCACTGAACACGCCAATCTTGGTTAGGTCTGTGCTATTTTTGATGCCAAAACTGTTGTCTAGGGGCTTTCCGTCTCCTACTCCATTGCCGCCATAGGCGACGGGCTGGATGGTGTTGAAAGTCTGTTCAGCATCAGACCAGCCCTGATTATTCACAGCGCTTGGAATAGGCGTTCCGGCAACCTGCGTAGCCTGCGCACCGGGCAAGGTATATGTGCCATTGGGACCAGAGCGTGGCATTAGTTCACTCCTGAGATACAGTGTTTGATGATTGTTACCATAATTTAGCCGCCTGTCACATCCCTGAACCAATCGGATCGCGTATCTGGGCCATTAACTCGTTCATATGCGCGTTCTCTGGATTGCTGATTTGCGAGAGCATAAGCATCCGCAGCCGAAAGTCCCTGGCTTTGGAGCGATTGTACGGGGGTCGCGGCGGGCGAGGAGTACGAATTCGCTCCGCTTACTGTCACCCTCAATGGAGATTGAGAGACTGGCTGCGAGCGCATAAGCGGCAACCCGCCCCCCATTTGCTGCGAGCCCATGATGGGCATGCGCTGTGCCGCAAGACCTTGGCTCATGAGCGCAGGAACGGGAGCGCTTCGCATCTGCGGCGGGGGGGCCGGAACTACCTGAATTGGCGGCTGATTTCGCGTCACGTTTGTTGGCTGCACAATTGGCTTCGGCACAAGCCTTGCTGGAACATTTTCGGGTGGATTGAACGCCTGTCCCATCTGGGTTGCCACGCGCTGCCCTAAAGCGGCATTGGCGACAGAATCGCGCGATAGCATGTTCTGAGCGGGAGCTACGGTTGACGGGCTTGCGGCTGGGGCGGCTGGCCTAACATTCGCAGCAGCACGTTCAATCTGTGACTGCCCCGGAATAGTTCGGGGGATATCGGGAAGCCGTTGCCTTGCTGGGCTTGGCGTGAGCGAGCCAATACCACCCACAATCGCTGTCGGTGTCATGTCCGGGATATGGTAGGAATAGATATCGTCGCCAGCAGCAGTTAAGCGAGGGGTGACAGGGTTCTGAGTTGCCGCAAGCATATCGACGCCACGCATTACATTCACGTTACCGCGCTGTGCGTTGACTGCGGCCATAGATGGCGTGACGATATCCGGTGCTGAAGGCCGGGAACGTGGCAACGGGACATTGCTCGATGGTGTGACCTGAGCATTACGAGCCGACGAACTCATGATGGGATTGCGCATCTGAGCAAGGTCAGGCGATTGAGTGGCAGGCGAGACATTCCGCACGGATTGACCGGCCAGACGCGCCATAGCCGACTTCAGCGCATCCGATCCGCTTGATGGGATAAGAGAGCGCTGCGACGATAGGGCTTTGGATTGCGTAGCAGGGCTTGGAGTTGATGGACGAATTGTATCGGTCCAACTCGCAACCTGATTAGGGATTTCGCCGGGCGGGGTTGGGCGTCCATTGTAAAAGATATGGTTTCCAAGCTGCGTTGTGCCGTAGCGATTAACCGAGTTTGCCCAATTGGGGCTAACCTGGGGGGTATGATAGAAGAGCGCACCATTGGTCCGGTCTGGAACCTGCCCGCTGAATACGGAATCCACAACCTGCGCGGCCTGCTGATACGCATTGGAATTGGGGCTGAACTGCTGTGGGTTGTTCCCGCCCTCGCCAGAATTCCAGGTTGAGAACTGATAGGGCTGCAATGCCACTTCGGACGGATCGCTGGGGTATCGACCAGAGTTAGCCCGGTTTTGAATAACCTGCGCAACCGCTGCCATGCCGTCAAGGCCCTCGCCCCGCGCTTCTCCTAACACCGTCCTGATAAGCGTATCGCGTTGGGCGTCCGTTAGTTCAGCCATTGACGTTTGCCCTTCTGGAGATGATATTGCGGGAAAGGAGATTGAGATGGACGAGTTTAAGCCTGACTTCTGGTACTATGCCACCACATGGGGGTTTCTTACCCTTTTGGCTGGTGCGCAAGGATGGCTCACAGGGGAATCCGTCATTCAGGTCTATGAATGGGTTCATTACCTGTCGAACTCCCCTTGAGCAACTAAGGCGCGGGCAATAAGGGCTGCTTGGTTCGCCCCGCCAACCGGATTTCCGGTATAGAGTTGGTTTGTGAGGTAGCCTCTCCCGACCGGGCTTAGAAGTGCTTTCCCGACTTGGCTTGGAATAGCTGCGCCCGCGAAGCCACCGGCCAAGCCCGCCATAAGATCGCCGCCACCGGCCTGTTGCCCCAAGAGAGCGCCCGCAATAGTTGGCATACCTGTAAAGAAGGTTCTAGCGGCTGTGCGTTGTGCTGTGCCGGAATTTGGTAGCGGGCTCATTGCCGACACGCCGTTTCGGGCCAACTCTGAGAAATCACCACGTCCCAGCGCATAGGAGCGCCGCCCCTCAACCTGCTTAAGGGCTGACGTTAGCTGCGCGGGAGTAATGATGCCCTGCGCTGCCTTCTCGCCAGCACCGCTTGCGGCCCGCTCCAGCGTCAAGAAGTCTCGATACTTCGACCGAACATCTTGCCACAAGCCCACATCATCCGGCGAGGATGCTGCCAAGTGGCGCTCCACCGCATCGTCAAGCGCCCGCTGAATATCCTGCAATGCAAAGGAAAGCTCAGAGCTTGAACTGTTGCGGGCCTTATCCCCAATCATAGACCGGATGGTCTTGTACTGCTCACCAGTTAGGGATGGCGGCACCCCAGCGGGTGTCGAGAGTGACTTGGTGATAATGTCATCGATAGCATTGCCGACAGCCGGAGCCTGACTGCTCGCCCCAACAAGATCGGAATAGTTATCAAGGGCCGACTGCAATTCGTTTTGTAGGACATTATCAACCGGGAATTGGCCCGTATAAAGCGCCAGACGGTCAAACTCGTTACCAATGTCCGCATATGCCTTGTTCAGGACATCAGGTGTAGCGCGTGGCGCATCTACACCAATGCGCTTAAGGGCGGCGTTCGTGAATTGCTGCCCTTGGTTGTCCATGAAGTTTTCAGCCGACAGCCCGCCAAGTTCAGACTCTCGGTACTGGAGGGCCTTATTGCCTGTCGCTTGCCCTGCGCTAAGGTCCACCCCTTCAGATTGAAGGTAGTCCCTTGTTGCAACCTGCTCTGGAGACATTGGGTTAGGCGTGACCGTACGGGCCAGCCCATTCGCTACAAGACTGCCAGCGCCATAGCCAGCAATTTGACCAGCCAAGTCAGCAATAGGATTGCCAGGGAAAAGCTCGTTAGCAACAGCAGCGCCACCGCCACTAGAGAGTGAAAGTCCAAGTTCCGTTGCTCCCCTTGCAAGCGCATTTGCAATTGTCGGCGCGGCACTCATAATGCCCGCCATCGGAACAGCATTAGCGCCGATTTCCTGCCCCACACGTCGCGCCCCGCTCTCCCATCCATTATCACTTGGAGGGGTCATCGCGCCGCTCTGTTCGGCTAGGGACAACATCCTGTCCCCGGGTCGGGGAAGCCAGCTATCCTGTAGGGTTGGGTAAGCAAAATCGCCGCCCAGAGCGTTGCCAATAGCTGGCCCAATAGAACGAGCGCCAATCTCAAGAGGGGCTAGAATGCTTGCGGGCGCGTTCAGGAAACTAGCACCGCCTTCTGTCATGCCAGACGCGACTTGAGGAAAGGCACCTTCACGTGGGCCGGGCTGCGATCCTTCCGCAATAGGGGCGCTATCCCACCAGTTTGCTGCGGGAGCCTGATTGCCTTGACCTACAACGGGAGCAGAATCCCACCAATTTGCCATTTATGGCTTCACCCTAGTTGTTCCATCTGGAGCGATGAATTGAGTGCCACTAGGAGCCGCATCATAGTCCGATTGGGTTCCGATCTTGACCGGGCCTTGGCGCGTCTCATAGAAAATCTTGTCGCCCGCCTCATACCCGTGAACGATGCGCAAAAGCGTCCGCTCATAGTCATCAACTTGATCGCGGAAAGTGGGCGACTGCGGATTGAGAGCGCCCGCCTTGTCCTGCAAGAGCGCAAGATCTCTGTCCGAAGCCGCGCCTAGCGCTGCGCCCGTTGGACTTGCGTTGCGCATAGCAGTGACATTCTCGACGGCGGCAATGGCTTTGAGCGAGTTTACGGATTGATTAACCTGCCCTGCGGGAGTGAAGCCCATGCCGCCAGTCAGGGCATTACCCATTCCTGTTGCTGCAAAGCCTTCGGAAGCCTTGCGAACATTATTAGCCTCGTTAACGATTGTGTCTGTAACCGTGTCGCGCTGTGCTGTTTTTACCCCCGAAGCTTGAGATGCCGCCAAAGCCTCTTGTTCGGCTGCGCTACCTGGGATGCGTTCGAAGCGATAACCAGCGGGACTTGTTGGGTCTTCGATGGCTGCGAAGCCGGGAGGGATAGTTCCGATATTAGCGGCGTCACCGCCTACGTTAATAGTCTGACCACCGCCGTTCTCTGCCTGCCAAGCAGCGAACCCCGGATCATTCTGAGCATACAGATACTCTTGCACCGAAGTTGGATAATCCGGCTGTTGCGGCTGTCCCATCATCGCAATCTCTTGCTCCAGCTTTTGACGCTGTAGCTGATACATCGGATCGGACCGTTCCAAACCGGAATTTAGAAGTGCGCTCGCAATAGAGGTCTGAGCATCCGAACCCCAAGCGGCATCCGGGCTTGTCAGTGCTGCAATGATTGAGTTCGGGTCTTGGTTGACGGCAAGGTCAGCGAACAAAGCGCCAGCTCGCTCACGGCCAGCGTTTTCAGCTTCATCCACCCTTCCGCCCAAGACCGTGCCGGAAAGCGCTGCGGCAATGTCCGCAAGGCCCTCCGACCAATTTTGACCCGGAGTGGCTGATTGAGCAATTAGAGCATCAGCGACGGCCCGTTTCCGCGCCGCCTGTTCAGGAGAGGTGATGGCTTGGTTGCCAACCCATTGAAAAGGGGTGTTAGCCATTACTCAAACCTCGCATATTCGCCTTGGTACAGTGCGGCTGCGGCATCATAGGCGGATTTCGCCTGCTTTATAGTTTTGTGGTACCTCAGAGAAATTATCTTCCCATCAACCTGAATGGCAGCGCGCCACAAACCGCTTTGCTTATGGAAATAAACGCCTTTAACGCCTGAAGTGCTATCTTTTCGGACTGTGCGGTTAAACTGATTTTGCTGGTCCGTGGCGCTACGCAGGTTACTCCACCGATTATCGTCTCTCACGCCATTTATATGATCTACGGATTTCGATGGCCACTCTCCCGTCATCAGGAGCCACGCAAGCCTATGCAGATAATAGGCCTTCCCCTTAAGGGTCGTACTGATATAGCCGTTCAACATGCGCGCTCCAACCTGTTCGCCAGCCTTGAACTTGACGAATTTGTTTGGCCCGCAAAGAACATCCTTTTTACGGTACATCAGGCCCGTCTCCGGGTCGTAGCGAAAGTTTTCCGATATTGTCGCGTAGTCCATCGTTTTCACCCAATGCCATGTGGTAATCTACCATATCATAGCCTGAGTTATAGTCATGGACAACAGCCGATGGGAAAGCTTTTTTAACCTCATCTGCCATGAGCCCTTCTCGGACAACATTTTTATCGTCCCATAGGTAACGAAACTCATACCACCCAAGCCCTGCGTCCGTCTGACCAATGCGCTCGATATCTGTTTTAGCCCTTCGGTCCGACAGGAGCGGGATAAGCGATGCTCCAGCCGAGAACAAGCCGCCGAGTTGCTGCTGGCCTGAATTGTACTGCTGCATCTGCTGCTGATAGCCCGCATTGGTAATGCCTGCCACATCAGTACCGGCCATTTGCGCGCTAGGTGTAGCGCCAAACTGAGGAGTCTGGACTTGGCTTCCACCAGCCAAGGCGCTGATTTCATTTATACCTTGATTTCGAACGCCAAGTTGACTCTGGAGGGCGCTATTAAAATTGGACAAATTAGCATTGTTGAACGCACTAGAGCGGGACTGCCTGAACTCATCAGCTGCGTTGTTATACGCCGTCGAGCCGGGACGGAGGCCGCGATTAACCAATGATTGTTCGTTCTGCTCAGCCATCCGATCCCATTGCGGGTTTAGGTTTTGAGCAGTCAGATCATTCAAATATCCCTGTTGCGCAGACCAGTCGAGCGGCTTGTTGAGAAGCCCACTCAGTCGCCCGGATTGTTCCTGAGCGAGACTAGCGAGGTTCTGTTGTGTCTGCTGCCCGGTATTGAGAAGCTGCTGGCTAGGACCGGAAAGGGTCTGTGTGGACGAGAACTTTGGCGTTCCGTCAGCCCACGTTCCTTCCTGCGCATATGTGAGCTTGTTACCCAGAGCATCGGTCTGGTTGACCATACCAAGTCCAGCGTTCGTAATCGCCGTCTCTCGGTTGGAGCTAGTCTGTTGCTGGATTGTGTTGACCGGATTGGGTGCTTGGGGTGCGCCTTTGCCCATCAGTGGCTCCTATACCGGCTATTAAGCCAATCATCGTCAGTAAGGCAGAAAATCCATTCTGCTTCCGTTTTACCACGCAACCGTGGAATTAGATAGCCTGAGAACCCTAGTCGCTCAGCAATGTTCACCATACCAGTGTTAATCTCAGAGACGCGCAAGACAACCATCTGGCATCCCAAGATATCGAAGGCATAGGAAAACACCGCATTTATCATCTTCCGGCTCATCCACTTCGGAGAGTCAGACACAGAGGTAAGCTCTACAATCCCGGTTTCTGGATACCAGTTATGAAAGACGGTAGCGCCAAGGATAAACCGATTACGTACATTCGCTATCGAGTAGGATTCAGGCCATTGGCGAAGGCCTAGCTTTCCAGCTACCCAGCTATCTATCCGAGGATCGCCATGCACAATGTCAGACTGCATAGCCAGCCTGCACAGTGGTATGATAGACCGAGACTAGCTCAATGTTGGGAGTGTTCACGCCGTTAACCGGAACCTGAACCTCCATCGAGAATACAAGTCCGGTGCGGCTAATCGAAAGTTGGCGCGAGCGGACATTGTAGCGCACATCCCCAGAATCCCAAAGTGCGCTGTCCCAGAGCCCTACGTCCCACAACGATGTTGGGTCTGTATCTGGGATGGCATTGGGCGAGATGGGGAATTGCTGATTGTAATCCACCGATGCGCTGAGGCGAAAGGCAAACGGGCGCGACGTATTCCAGATGGCTTGCGCCTGTTTAATGGATTTGGTCCATCCCGGCGTTCCTAAATGATCCCAAGCGAATGCGGCCTGAGCAGTGTATGGCAGTCCGTTATCCGTTCCGCCAACCTCTGCCAGCCTTACCGTTCCATCATTGCACCCGAAATACATTTGACGGTTATGGACGCCAAAGCACCGATTATCCCAGCCTGTATAGGTGGAGATAGCGCCAGTCTTTAGATTGCCAACGATGGTTAAAGTGGGCTGATTACCCGTAGCAGGGGTATTGACGTAGAAGGCATCCTTGCTATCGACCTTGGCGATTTCCCACGGAAGCGAAGCACGAGAGATTGCAGCCTCATTCCACGTGGGTTCGATCTTAACCGATATCGCATCCATGCCCAGAGCGCCGGGGTCTTTGTAGCGTGCTGCGGAAACAGGAACCATGCCCATTTCCGTCGCAATGATGATATCACCACCGGCCCGGAACCAGCCGTTTTTTCCCATGGGCTTTGAAATGTCATACACGTTGACCAATGACCAGTCAGAGCCACCGGGGAACGATCCGGTAAACACAGCAGCCTCTCCCTCAGTAGACATAACCACGAGGTAGGATTGCATCGAAGCCGCGCCGCTTTCGCTTGACCATGTGGCTGTGAAGAGGATTGACCCACCCTTATTGAATATCCCCGATAGGCTCAGCACAGCAGCCGCGCCGCCGATGCTATCAACCGGCAGATACCAAACATTGAGGCTATTCCCCTCAACCAAATAGATGCGGTTTCGATACGCATTGATATGCGTCAACCCATCGGTAGCAACACCCGTAATGGCTGGCGTCGAACTCGCATTGATAGCCATCCACGACGCCCCGTCATAAAGCTGCAAATCATCCGTGCCGTTCACAACCGGCATGAAATACCCGCCTGTCGTGGCAAAGTTGATAAAGGCGTAATAGTCTGAGGTCTGGCCTGTTACAGCCGGGGCCGGTGGGACGTTAGGATCAGCAGGCGAAGTCACATCATAGATACCGCCGCCTGACGCCGCAAAGATTGCCCGCGTATTCCCCACGTAGGTCATGAGGCTTTCGACAGGTTCGGCACCAAGCGTGGCGTGTTTGATATTGCCACCCCGCACAGAAATCCCCGTACGCGTCGGACGCCAGTTGCACATCACGATAGCCGTACCTGGTTCCATCGATCCAATGTTCTGGGACGTAACAAGACCCCCAATGGGGGCCGGGAGGGGTTTGGGCTGTGCTTGGGGCCGGGGTTGCCTGCTGCTCATGCTTGCGAGGCGATTGACAAGGCTCATCCGAACGCTCCGGGCATGGTGTATCGGCCTCTACTTCCGCCGCCGATAATGGTCTGTCGAGAGCCAACATCACGGAAGCGCTGCTTTTCTAGGCGCTCCTGGTACTTGGCTAGATCAGCCGAGAAGTCGAAGCCCTTGGCCTCTTTCCAATTCCAGATAAACGAAAGGCGCAACAGTTCATCATCGAGAACGAACGTGTCAGTGTCAGCCGTGAACGTTGATGGATCGGACCCGACCACGATACTGGTTGAGATATAGCCATAGGACAGCGGCATATTATCAGGCAGGATCGGCATGACATTGAGATTGCCGCCGAACACCATCCAGCGCTGCTGCCATGTCGCTACGGGGTAATCGATCAGTTCAAGCCAATGATTGAAGTCCTGCATTTGCTGAGCAGGGTAGAAACGCCAATTCGGCCCGATAAGGGACGCATCCTTGACCATGCGGCTATAGTCGCTGGGGAGGGGGAAGGATGTCGCAATCCCGTCACCAGCAATTGTTGCAGTACGGATAAGGCGCTGCCAATCATAGTCATCAAGGATTTGCAGCGCCGCCGTGTTGACGGTGTTCGTTAGCTCCAAAGCCGTGCGATCAGTGCTGGCAAAGAGCGCTTGCGGGCGCTCAACGTCGATAACAAGACTAGCTGACTGCACGATCTGGAGGATGTTCATTATGCCTCACTAGGCGGCGTTTCGCTCAGGATGTTCAGAAGAGTAGCGCGGTTGGGGTTCCCCTTTGGGCGCGCCCCGTAGGCATCGAAAATCGCCTGCTTTAGCTCTTCATCGGTGCGCGGGTCATCAGTGCTGTCAGGCTCAATCGTTTCGGAGCCAATGGGCGCTGGACGGTTTTCCTGCACCATACGAACAAGCTCATCATTGCGAGCTTGCAGGGCTGCGATCTGAGCGAGTACATCCTTCATATCCACACGGCCACCGGCAGCGGCAAGATACTTCTGCGCAGCCTGTTTGAGCGAATGACCCTGCGGACCAAGGTTCTTGATGTTCTGCCCTTCAAGGCTTGCGAGGTTTTCAATACTGAAGATGGACAGCGCCTTGAGCGTCGAAAGCTGCACAGCCGTCAGGCCGGGGAGGTTCTGGAGTGGGGTGCCCGTAGCCTCATTGCCACCAGTTTCCTTAAACTTCCGATAATGGTCGGGGAAGCGCATGGCGTGGGTGATGACTTCGCCGTTCCGCTCCTCGTGGAAGCCATGGGCAAGATCGTGAAAGTTGAAATTGCGGTTGCCTGCGAAGCGGTATTCAATGCGCTCCTCATCAACGAAGATAGGACGGCCAGCCTCACGGGAGGCCAGAACGTCCTCAACCTGAGAGGTGTAGAAAATAGGCGTCATGCCTGCCTGTTCAGCGGTCTGCATTCAAGTTGTCCTTATGTCTGAGATAAGAGAAAGGCCGGAGCGAACCCCGGCCCCTTTGTCTTAGGTTGGGTTGGCGTTAAACGCCCCACGCCGAACGTGGACAGCCTCACCAGTCAGGATCGCAAGGCCGGGAGGGGTATAGAAACCGCCCGCGCCGGTTGCGATGGACTTGGTCGCGGGCGTCATCGTAACCTGAGTGCCGGTAGTAGCCGTGGCTGCAATGTCAGCAGTCGCCACGACCCAGAAGTATTCACCCCCATCAACGCCGCGAACGACGCTGCCAAGCTGGTAGGAGGGTGCGCCGATGCTGTTAGCGCCATCATAGAACGCGACAGGCGCGAACTTCTGAGTAACGTCAGGACCAAGCGAGGGAGTAATGCGGAAGGGGTAAGCCATTTGTGTTTTCTCCTATCACGCGGCTGGATTCGAGTCATAGAAGCGCCAGCTGTACTGAGGATTGCCCAGAACGAACTGACCTTCCCAGCCGATGAACTGTGCGAGCGCATCTTGATTGAGCGGCATCTGACCATCACCTTCAAAGAGACGATCAAAGGCGAACTCATCGCGGTAGTACACATACAGCGAACGGCTTTCGAGGCCATAGGTTGTATTGGCTGGCATGGAAGCACGAATGCCCGAAGCCAGAACAGCATCAGCGCGACGGCCCGAACCGATGAACTCCAGAGCAGAGAACCCGATAGCGCCAAGGCGCGTCTGGTTGACAATGCGCTGATGCGCGACCATCGAGCTTTCAAGGGCGCTGAAGTGCTCCTGCGACATGACCAGCAGGTCAGCCGAACGGTTGCCCTTCATGCGACGGCCCATGATTTCTCGAAGCATCGGCTGGATCGTGGTCGAAGTAACCTGAGTGCCAATGGTCGGGAAGGCAGAGTTTGCGTCCCAAGTGGTCGTCTGCCATTCTGGAATGGTGCGGGAGATACCGCCATACACGCCAGTATTGGTGACGATGGGAAGCGCAGCACCAAGGCCAACCATGTCACGACCATTAAAGGACGTGCCATTGCCGTTGATGGCGATTTCCAGACCGTCATTCAGGCTTTCAGTCGCAGCCTGAACATAGGACCGAATAAGCGGAATCATCCGGTCGCCAGTGTTAGCGCGGATTTCAGTGCCGGTGAAGCTGATCGGGGCGTAGATGGCGCTGGGCTGGAACACAGCGTCGTTGAACAGTTCGATGGGCGGGTTTTCGAGGAAATCGTAGCCCGTCGCCCACTGTGTGCCCTGCTTGGCAAACTGGAGGTGATGGCGGATTTCAGGGCCGTCAAAAGAGCGGTAGTTACCCTTTTCCTTGACGGTATTGAAAACCACGTTGGAGTTGTAGACCAGTTCCTCAATGCCCGGCTTGTAATAGGCCAGAGTGGCGCTGAGGGTCTGCTGATAAGCACGCACCGGATTAATGGGCATGTAACATTCCCTTAGGGTTTAGAGATCAACCATTGACGGATCGCGCCGCCATTTTGATTGCCTCATCGAGTGACAGTTTGGCGGACTTGCGCGGGACTTCTGCCCCGTAGGAAAGTGCGCCTTTGACGGATCTACTGCCAGCCGGGTTTAGCGGCCTCTGGGCATTCGGTGCCGGGGCTACCGGCTCTTGCTGGGTATAGGAACCAACGGGGTTTATCCGTTCGGCCATGTCGTATGCTGCTTCCAAACGCTGTCGTTCAGGAAGTGTGAACGGCACTTTACCACTGTTCAGGAAAAACGCAATATCGGGCTCTAGCTCCTGATACCGTGGATGCTCTGCTTTGAACGGCGCGATGATGGAACGTTCAATCTCTGCATTACGCGCCTGCTCTCGGTCCTGCTGGGTTCCAGCAGTGAGTTGCTGAATCTGCTGCGTCAGGGTTTGGACTTGCTGCTGAAGCGCCTGAGTTTGCCGGTCTGCCTGCGTCGGAGCGGGTTGATTAGCCTGCCCCATGACATGCTGGGCATACTGCTGGGGAGTGACGCCGATGGACTGCAAAATGCGCTCGACACCAGCAGCGGGGTTTTCGCGAAGGAGCTTGTCAATGTTGGTGTAGTTTGCAAGCGCTTCCTTTACGGTTGTGCCCGCGCCCTTCGCCATCTCATCGAACTCGCGAAGCTCCTTGCGGTACTCCACGGCTTCGCGGCCCTCATCAAGGCCTTTCTCGTAGTTCTCCATCATGCGGTGCACTTCGCCGCGAACATCCGGGTTTACCCCAGCCCATGCCTCTTTGGCGCGTGGCAAGAAGTGAGCAGGAGCGCGATTGATATCCCGGCCCTCAGACGGACGAGGTTCGCCGCGTTCCTGCTCTACTTCCGCACCTTCCGCTGGGTCGCCAGCTTCGGGGTCTAGTTCTGCCTTGGGTTTGGCAGTGAATTTTCCATTATCGCCACGTTCAGGTGCTACCTTCTCAGGCTTAGGCTCAACCTTGGCTTCTGGCTTTGCCTCTTTGGGCTCAACCTTTGGCTTGGGTTCCTTATCGGCGCTTTCCTTCGTCTCGGCTGCGGCCTGCTTTACAGCATCCTCAAGAGACATGGGCTTTTCAGGCTCAACGGGCTCTGGGGCTGGAGCATCAGGGCGAAACTCTGCGCTCCCCGGAGCAGGCGCATCATTGTCGATAACCGTGGAGAGAGGTTCGGTATTCAATTCGGTCATTTTGTTTCCCTTGTCTGAGTTGGGAGGTTTAGTTATTCGCCAAGGCGACCGGCGTTAAGATCGGCAAAGGCCCGTTCTGTCGCCTCACGTATCAGGTTCTCATCTGGCTTGCGGTTCGCCTGCGCTTGCTGCTTGTAGGACTGGTCATCGCCTATCTCCACAAAAGTAGCCCCCTGAGGGTTTCCACCGGGCTTGTAGCTCTCACGCATAGCGGCTTTGGATGTGTACATTTGACCGTCAGCCATGCTCATGAGCGCGGGTTGCTCATCGCTAGTGTTGATGCGCGGGAGCGGGGGCGGGTTGCGATCATCGTATGTGCGATAAACGATTGGCTCAACCTCGCCAGTATCGAGATTCAAGAAACCGCCCGGAACTGATTTATACCGGGTCATACGAACCTCACTGCATATTGCCCGAACTTGATAAGCCCGTAGGCCGCTGCGATCACGAGACTACGCATAAAAACCCACATACCTATTGCGCGGAGCTTTTCGCCGTCTGAGAGCGAATGTTTGTCCATTATCCTAGTGCCTGATCCGTTGCTGATGTAATTGTTGCTGTCGTTCCTGAGACGCGGCGAAGGGCCCAGAACCAGCCTGTAGGAACCCATGCTGACAACTGATTGCGCTGCCCGATGCCTAAGCCGATAACCAATGCAATGCCTGTCACGGAAGCGCGGAATGTAGCTACCGCCGTTCCGCCCGTTCCTGCTGCTACCTGAGCCTGAACGGGGCCAATGCGAAGCTCTACGGTATCGGCCTGCGTACCAATCACTGTCACTGTATACGCAGTGTCGATCATGGCGCTGATAAAGCTAGGTTTCGTCGGTACAGATGCCGCGTAAGCCGTGCCAAAGGCGGGCGTTACCACAGTCGGAGCGGAGACGATGGCGGGGCCAGCGGGGCCGGTTGCGCCATTAGTCCCATTCGTGCCGTTTGTTCCTGCGGTGCCTGTGGCTCCGGTGAGCCCTATCGGGCCTTGTGAACCAGTATCCCCTTTAGCGCCAGTTGCTCCCGTGCTTCCTGTCGCGCCAACGGGTCCGGCTGGGCCGATGGGTCCGATTGAACCAGTAGGTCCAGATGGTCCAGTGTTCCCCGTAGCCCCAACCGCACCCGTTGCTCCGGTATCGCCCTTATCACCTTTGACTCCCTGCGGGCCTTGGGCTCCATTCCTTCCGACAATCGGGTTCTGTACGCTCCAGTGGTTTATCACAGCGCACCAATCTCATAATCGACAGTGCCAGCAGCCGACATACCTGGGTCCATCGTAATTTCGAAAGCTTCACCCGGGCCATTCTTGTAGGTGTTCTGGCTGTCTGAGCTTTTGTATCGAATCTGCCCGCCATCAGTCACGTAGTATGGACCAGCTACTAGATTGCTTGCCGACCAAAACCACACCCTAAGGCTAGTTGGAGCGGAATGAGCGAACGTCAGGAATAGCTCACGCGCTAGGAAATACTCGCTTGTTCCCGGCGTGAAGATAACGTGAGGACCGGGGCCGGTAATGTCTATGCTTTGACGTGACAATGCACTCTCCTAAAAGCCAAAGAGCAATTCATAGACTGCGGCAGGGGTGAGATTGCCAACGCCAGCCGCAAACCGTACCCACGTATTGCCGCCGATCAATTCAGTCTCATATGAGGTAATTGGGAATCCGCCGATGGAAACCTTTAGGCCCTGAAGTGCTAGGAGGTAGTTGCTTTGGAACACCGCCAGATAGCGTCCGCTTGCAGTGTCATTGTAGAATGACAGGAGCGTGGTTGAGGCTGTAGGTTGCGCACTTATAGAGCCGAAAGCGGGCTGTGGAAGGGTTGCGGCACCCGTTGAGTACCCAACATGCTGCCCGTTCGTTCCCGCTGTCATGTTGATTGTCTGGAAATTCCAGTTAACCGGCGTGAAGCCTTGAACGATGAATGGCGTTCCCTTGTTATCCAGCACGATAGGGAGCCCAAAGCCATTATCTGCAATCGACATTACCGGCGCGTTGACGGCTGTTGGCCTGACTGGAACACCGATGCCATTTGTTGCGATCACTACAGGGAAACCAGCCATTAGCTCCAAATCCCGTATGATGCATTGCTATGGATAAGCTGCCATTGCGTTTCAGCGAGACTGTAAATGAACTGGAACAACAGCGTCTTGCCCGTAACCGTCGAGGTTCGCAGATCAATCGAGGTAAAGGCGTTATATGCTACATTCCATGTGATTGCGCGGTTTGTGCCGTTGTCTCGAATACGAATGATGAGCGATTGACCATCAACCGGGATGCCAGTTGGGGCTGCAATCGTCAACGCCCCCGACTGTGCAGAGATGGCTGCAATGTCAGTATTGTTGGCGTTGGGGGTTAGAGTTGCAGTTGTGGCGACCGTAACAAGGCGGGGCGCTAGATAGGTCGGGATTGCAGGCACCCCACTCAGATCAGCATAAGCGCCGCTAGTGGCAACCGCTGCTAGCCCGGTGATGGTGCTAGCGGATTGCGTCCCCGTCTGGTTAGCGCGGGCAAAGGCATCCGAGTTCTTATTCTGCGGATCGTACACACTCTTGAGCATGTCCCCAGCGCCAGCATTTACCCAAGTAAAATCGAGGTTGGCGTTACTGAGCTTGCCGAGAACCTGCCCTGTTAGGCCACCAGCAGGGACAGCCTGCAACATCGATGCAAGATCGGTACGAATGACTAGGTTTCGATCCACCACGCCAGCGCCGGGGCCTATGGGCAATGTGGACAGATAGTCTCTGAGAGTGCGGCTAGGCAGTGGCGCGGCCATTAGGTAGCCTCCCCCATGAGATAGTTGCCGTTATCGTCGGTGAGGTAAACGCCGTTATCGTCCGTGAGAAGAGCCATGCCGGGAGGAATGGACGGAACAGCGCCGCCTAAAATGCCAGGATAAGCCAGCCTCACATTAAGCATAAGCCCGCGACGGCCTTTGGTCTTAACGCTCATTTGTCGGACCCTTTGGCTTCATGGCTGCAACCATAGCTGTCTGTCGCGCCTGTTCGGCCTGCTGATCTAGCTTGTCGTACTCAAGCTGCGTATCAATCGCCAACTCCTCGCGCTTGAACTGCTGTTCGGCTGCAAACCGCGCATCCTCAGAGATTTGACGCTGTGCCTCTAGGGCCGCTTCTGCATCGAGAGAAAGCTGCGTTGTTTGGATATCCGCGCCAAGCTGGGCCTCTTCACGCGCCACCGCAACCTGAGCATCCAACTGCTTGGCCTGCGCATTGCCCTCAGCCTTGATCTGTTCCTTCATGGCCTCAGTCTGGGGCTTAGAGGCAATCTCTTGCTCCTTGAGGCCAATCTCACGTTCGCGCAAGGCCATCTCGGCGGTCTTATACATGCCGTCCTGTTCGACCTTCTTAGTCTCAATCCCGACCATGGCCTTCTTGTACTCAGCCTCAGCGGCGTTCTTTTCCGCATCAGGGTTGGGCTGAGGAGGCGTGTTGCTCATCGTATCAATCCATTCATCAATAGACGACATGAGCGCACGGGGCGGGCGGTAAACGTCGAGATTCCACTTGAGGATTTCACCAGCAGCAGCCGAACCCCCACTCTGGATCATCGGCATAAGCGCCTGCATGCCTGTAGCCAGAGCGGCAAGGAACTCATTGCGCATCTGCTTCTCGGCCATCTCATCGGGGTAGATCGTGGAATCTGTCTCGATATCGAAAATGAACGGGTCGGTCTTGGTATCGTTCAGAAGCTCTTTGACCATTTCAACGGTAACAGCAGCAGCGGATTTCTTCACCGCCTCAGTTGCCTCGGAAATGATCTGCTGTGTCTGCTGCTGGGCTTGCTGAGCGGCCTCTTGGGCCTTCTGAGGGTCTTGAGCGGCTAACTGCTCAATCTGCCCTTCAATCTCATCGATCTGCTCTTTGGCCTTGGTTTCAATCTCTTTGATTTCGCGCTTCACTTCCGCATTGGTCGGAAGCTGCATTTGCGCCATCTTGAGAAGCGTATCGATGTTGAACTCTTCAGCGAATATCTCAACCATGATGCGGCCTGCATCACGGGCAATGCGCTCTAGACCCTTCACTCGGTCCCGGCTGCGGGCCGATGTATGCTGCACCTTGATCTGCTGAGCGCCAAGCGTTTCGTTCGGGTCACTGTCGCCACGCTGAATGTCAGCTACACCAAGAAGCTCTTGAACGTTGCCAATAAGCTCACGGCGCTCCTCAACAGCAGCTAGGATGGTCTGCGCTACCTGATCAATCGGGAGCCATTCAACCAGCTTGCTTGCGCCAGACGATAGAGACATAGCAGGTACGGGAACGAAGATGCTGGAGGCATTCTCGCTCCGCATCGCCGTTTCAACCGCATCCCCGATATCCGTACCAGCCGGGATAATGCCGATAACCCGCAAATGTTCTGCGAGGTCGTGGATGCGCTGGGTAAGGAGATTGATCGTCTCCAACTGCCCCTGAATATACACCATATCCGGCACAGGCACGAGGCTGCGGCGCTGGCGTGTACCATAGGCGGGCTCAGGGCATGGGAAGAATCCCTTGAGCTTCAGGTGTGGCTCTTCACGTTCCAGAATGTCGGGAAGGCCATCGCAAATCCAGATGACCTTCTTTTCGTTGCGGTCCCAGATTTCCCATACAGCGGCTTTATTGACGGTATCTTTGACGCCGTTAGTGCTGGAGTCTCTGGCCTGCTCAGTGCGCTTCTCAGTGTAGGTCGCATCATCTGCAACTCCTTCACCAAACCGATCACGCATTTCCTTCTTGGTCATCCAAGCGCGACGGGCAACCCAGCTAACTTCAGTCCACTTGCGAACTGGATCATGCGCGAAGTCGTCGCGATCCAAATCCTCAATGCAGACCTTTTCTTCGCCATCATCCTCGTAACTTACCCAAAGTTGTCCGCGTGAGTTGATCGCTAGATCATCACGGACGCCAAGCATGGAAGAATTGATGTTGGTTAGGTCGAACCCTGCAATTGCCGAGCGCTCCAGCAACTCAGCCGTTACGCGCTTGACCGGCTTACGGTCCTGAAACTTTGTCGTGACAACTGGAATGGGCGGGCGGGAATAGATGGAAGGCTTGATAACCTCCATCGAAGCCCAGAACAGATCATACTCACGGTCTACAATCGCCATCTCTGTAAGCGTAATGCCAGAGAGGCTTTGGAGGCCGGAGTAAACACGGTCGATCTGGTCGCACCGATGAAACCAGCGGTCAAACTCCTTGCGATAGCACTCAATGGCCTCCAGATAGGGAGCCGCTGATTTTGGATCGACGCTGTGAGGCTCGCTATCGCCAAATGCCATTTACGCTGCAATCACGGCTGCGGTTGGAAGGCTGGTAGCAGATACGCTGCCATTGGCGTTCGTCGCTGTAACGCGCACCCGAACGACCTGACCAACCTGCCCAACAATGGGAGTATAGGTGTTCGCCGTTGCCCCGACGATATCAACGCCGTTAGCCGTCCACTGTCGAGCGTATGTGTTGCCTGATCCGGTGAACGTGCCCTGCGTACTCGTGAGAACCTGCCCAACCTGCGCAGTGCCCGTGATCGTCGGCAAAACGGTATTGCGCGGTGTACTCACTGCCTTGGCAATGACCACCGCAACACCCGGAACAATTGAACCCTCCGCTAACAGATCAGCCGATACCGTTCCCGTTGTAATACCAGAGGCGAGGTTCAGCGCATCCAGCGGAACTAGGCCGCTTTCGAGCAGCCTGTTGATATTGCCCGTACCGGCTGCGATCTGTCGTTGAATCTCTAGCCCTAGCTCAGCAGACACGCCAAGGGACTGGAGGCTTTGGGCGAGGTCAAATACCGGCATTGGTCCACCTTTACGAACGATTGAATCCTTTTACCACGCGTTTGACGAACGAACAAGGCAAACAAAAGCCCCGTCACCGGGGGATGGCAACGGGGCTCTAGGAGGTCAAGAAGCAGAGAAGACGATTACTTATCGTTCTTCTTCTCGTCCTTGTCAACGGGTTCATCGGCGCTATCATCACCATGCGCGGCCTGCTCTGCAAAGCCGTACTGGTTTGGATTAAGCTCAACGTGGAACTTGCCCAGATTTGGCTTCTGTCCCTGCTGGTTCTTCATCCGCTTGTTGGCCTCGTCAGCTTCGTACTGTTCGACCTTGCGGCGGTCAGCGTCGGAAATGTCTGAGGGCAATGTGGAAAGATCGCCGGGGATATAACCACCGGCTTTGAGGTCTTCGATGAACTTGGTCATGATAAGCTCCTAGTGAGCGTCTGAGGGTGTATCATAAACGGCTTTTTCACCGATGCGTTCAATCACGTTTCGCTCTTGCCTTATTGCTGCGACCTGCATTTCCACCAGCTTTTCTAGGCTATGGGTTTTCTGCACCTCATCACGAATGGCCAAAGCTCTCGCCATCAATCTGTCTGCTTCGTAGTCGCGCCATTCCTCTGCCGTTTGAGGCATTCCGCTCATATCCGTCTCCCGCCCTTCTTGGTTCTCTTGCGCTCTTCGTATGTTGGCACCCTGGATTTACCGTAGTTCTCAGGAGCAATGGCTTCCGCTGGCGATGGCAAAGGCTTGCCTGCAAGCATCCGATCAATCAACTGTCCAACCAAACCCAAGGCGTCAACCTGATCGTCATGGACGCCAACAGGGAAGCTCATCATCTCACTAATCAGGTCTGAGATAAAGGGCGCATCCTTGTGAATGTAGAGACCGCGCGTTGCAATGAGACCACGGAATGACTGCGCACGGATGGCCTTGTCACCTCGGGTTGGGAACTGCTCTCTTGCAACATAAGCCCCACGGCTAAGCTGAGCTCGTGTGAGGAATGGGCCAACGCCGGATTTGATCTGCCCTGTTTCCTCAGCCCAGCCTATCGGAGCCCATTTCAGCACAAGGTCACAGAACGCCTCAACCCAAACATCAGAGCTCGCCTGTGCCCGCCATAGATCGAGCAGCCATGGCTTACCCTCTGGATCAAGGCCAACGGCGGCGTGGACCGTGTAATCGCCACCGTCGCTTGTCACTGCATAGTCAGAGCCACCATAGACGCGCATTGAGGCTCTATCAGGCAGGCTATCGGCTAGGTGTATCCATTCGCGCTTGAAATAGTCGCCAGTGTCAGGCGAGGGCCGCTGTTGGAACAAAGCCGACCATGTGCGCGGCAATCTCTCAAACTTTGCCCAATGGCTTGCAGGAAACCACTCAGGCCAAATGTACTCGCCAATCTCACGTCCCAACGGATCATCAGAGCGCTCACACTTGGCGGCAAGACAGATAACCTCCCAGTCCTCACCATCACGGCCCCGGATGATCCCGCTCTCGCCTGCATAGTTCTCTGGCAGGATTGACCCACTAAGATCGCCATTGTGCCAGCGGGTGTTGATGATGATCAGTGACCCTCCAGGCTTGAGGCGCGTTAGAACGCTTTCCTCATACTCGGCAATGGTCCGCTCTCGGATAACCTCGGAGTCCGCATCTTGACGGCCCTTGAACGGATCATCCACCACAACGCAGTCAGCACGGTTGCCGGTGATGCCAGACAGGATGCCGCCCGACATATACTCGGAGCCGTTACCTAGCGCCCACTCGTCAGCAGCAGAGCTTTCAGCGGACAAGCCAGTACCGAACAGCGTGGTATATTTGGGCTGCTTGATGATCGAGCGAGTTCGCCGCCCAAACTTGCGGGCCATGTCCGAACCGTAGGACACGCCAATCATGCGGTAGTTTGGTATCTTGCCCATGATCCATGAGGGAGCGACAACGCTGCCGTATGTGGACTTTGCACTACCGGGCGGCATGAGCAGCATAAGCCTGCCGTTGGGCTTCTCTATGCATCGCTGGATAGCATCTAGGGCTAGGATATGATGCTCGGCCAGTTCCGTCTCGACGTGAGCGTTAGCCGTGTCTGAGTTTTCATCCTGCTCGACTAGCGGTGCACCAGGAACATCGATGTACCGTGCGTAGTCGGTTAGGTTCTTGCGAGCCTTCCGACGACGCAGAAGTTCTTGAGCGGCTTGCTGGGGAGTTGGTGTCACTTGGCAGCACGACGCTTGCGCATGTACTCACGCTGGTACGCTACCCGGTCAAACGTTCCGTTCTTTGCCTTATCTCGTCCGCCTGTCTCGGGAATTGGCGTGACACTTCTCGCCACGTCAGACCGTTCTTTACGGGGTATCGATGGCCTATCAGCTTTGGCTCTTGGTTGTGCCTGTGTGGGCTTGGCATCAGAACTTCCCACCTTCGCGGCAAATTCATTACAAAGGCCATAGTGGCGTTCCTTACAGATTTTGCAAAGGGGCTTTTCCATGGCGTTAGACTAACGGATTGTAGTTAGTCTAACAAGTCAATTCATCTTGCTCATGTCCGGAAGAGAAGCCTTGGCCTGAGCAATCGCCTCAAGCTCAG